CCAGCGCAACGGTGCGGTCAATGGAACGTTTTCCATAGGAATCGCTGGCTCTAACAACACGCTGTACATACAGGACGAGGTCAACGCGACGGCGCGGTTGATTATTGATGGGTCCGGCAACCTTGGGTTGGGGGTGACGCCCTATGGTTGGTCGGCTTCGATCAAGGCTTTCGATTTCGGTTTGGGATCACTGTATTCGGTGACGGATACCGTTTTCGCACACAACGCATACGTCAACACGTCTGGAAACTGGACATACAAAACCAACGCTGGAGCCAGCTTCCTTCAAGTGTTTGCTGGGGCCTACAAGTTCCACAGCGTGTCTGCTGGTACTGGAACAATCACTTGGGGCGACCCGAAGATGGTCCTCGACGCCTCGGGGAATCTGTCAAATGTTGGATATCACAAGGCAGGATTATTCACTGTTTCGGCTGGTGGACTTTCAGCATTCGACGCGGCAAGTGGTGGGCTGTACAACTACTATTCAAGTGGCGGTGTCATAGCTGCGTATTCTGACAACTCTGGCACTCTTGCATCATTAACACTGGACGCTTCGTCTTTCGTATTTCGCACAGCAGGAACAGCGAAACTGACGTTAAATAACTCTGGAGTCCTGCTCCTAAAAACCAACGGCACCGCCTCCGCACCTACCATTGCCAACGCGGACAACCCAGACACCGGCCTCTACTGGCCGACCAACTCCGACACCCTCGCGCTGGCGGTGGGCGGGAGTGATGCCATCTACATTGATAGCAGTCGGAATGTTCTTATCGGAACAACCACTGCTAGTTCAAAGTTTGTGGTCTCAACGACTGGAGACACTTTGGCCACAATCGTTGGTGGAGCTGCAAACGCCAAGGGAATCTCGTTCTATGATGCCTCTACAAATGGCTGCCAAATCTACTCCGTAAGCAGCGACATCCGATTTTTCACCACTGTATCTGGAAGCTCCACCGAACGCCTCCGCATCAAGTCCACCGGCCAGCTCAACCTCGTTGGCCTCAACTCCGCTCCCACAGGTGCGGTGGGTGACTTGTATTTCAACAGCACCAGCAACACCCTCCAGTACCACAACAACAGCGCGTTCCAGCAGTTGAGCAGGAAGTACACTGTGGCACTGAACGATGGAAGCGTGACTGTGGCGGGCAATGCCTATACGCTCACTCACAACATGGGCAGTCGAGACATCACTGTCAGCGTTCGACGAACCACAGATAACGTGGTGGTCTTGACCGATGTGTCCATGCCTGGAGACAACACTGCAACCATCACATTCGCTGCGGCCATCACTGCTGCAGACTACACCGTCACCGTCATCGGCTAATGGACTTCCTCACTAATCCAAACCTCAAGAACGTCGCTGAACTCTCCACGACCTCGTCCAAGGTCTTGGTGGTTGATGGCGCAAGCAATACCATCAAGTGGCGTTCGCCCAGTGGGATCGTCACTGATGGCGGTGGGGGAGGGTCTGGAGGAAGGTCCTGTGATCTAACGCTGTTCGGAGCCTCAAAGTACGCCATATCTGATAATTTCGAGATTTACATAGCAGATGCATACGATGACGGAACAGATCCTTACGGATGGCCGTACAATGGAAATGATACTTTAGAAGATAGCATAAAGAGAGCTTACAAAACTATCATACCATTCAATCCAACGGAATACCGAATCACGGCGCTGGTTTACACTACAATCTCGTATTCTGGAACAACACCAAGCTCTGGAACTTTCGGGATTGAGTTCGAGTATTCCGCTAATAGCGGGTCATCGTGGGTATCTTTTGCAACTCTAGGATTCAGGGTTGATAGCATGGGCGATCTTGTGACTGTAAACGGATCACTCTCGATAAGCGGTTCCCCTTCGTCGATCCAGATCAGGTGCAGATGCCACAACAATCTCAACAACAACGAAGACGGAACCGTTCAGGTTCGAGCACTCAACGCATCATTCTGGAACTAACCTTGCCCCCGCTCACTCTCTAGCTACCATCGCGCACCTATGACCATCGAACTGAACAAGGAACAAGCTCAAGTCCTCATCAACCTCATCGACGTGGCCGTCAAAGCAGGCGGCATCCAAGCTGCCCGAGCTGGCGTCTTCTTCACCGATCTTGTCTCTGCGGCTGCTGCCAAGGAGGAAAGTCTCAACAAAGAACCTAAGGAATAGTCATGAATTGGATCATCGAACAGATGTGGGTGAAGCCCGCTGAAGGGCCGCTCACCAACGTCGTCGTCACGGCTGCTTGGCGCTGTAATGGCGAGCAGGTCAGTGGTGGCAAGACCTACACCGGCACCTGCTACGGAACCGCCTCCTTCGAGGCTCCGGATCCGAGCGCCTTCGTGCCGTACCCGAATCTTACCGAGGCAGAGGTTGTCAACTGGGTGTGGGCTGCTGGCATCGACAAAACCGCCACTGAGGCGTCTGTCCAACAGCAGATCAACAACCAGATCAATCCTCCGGTTATCGTTCCGCCTCTGCCTTGGGCCGCAGCGGCCTAACCTAACATGGATTCAAGTGCCGATGCCGTGCATCAAACGATGCGCGAAAGGGGAACCGTCTACGGAGAACCCCATCACTCGCACAAGAACATTGGTCTGGAGTGGACTGGAATCCTCCAGCAGTTCTACGGCATCGAGCTCCCTTCTCCAATCCCAGCCCACGTCGTGGAGCTGATGATGGCGAGCTTCAAGATCCACAGGGCGGTGAGGGTCTTCCACAAGGACAACTATATCGACTGTCGCGCCTACCTTGAGTTCGCAGAGCACGGCCACGAGCACCCGAACGAGCCTTTCGTTCGACACAAGAGCCAGTAGGAAATAGATCCAAGATCTCGTTGACTCTGGGTGTAAAACACCTAGTGTCTCGCCTGCCCGAATCGGGTAACACAACCATGTCATCACCTACGTTCACAAAGGCCACTCGGAAGAAAGTCTTCCTGAAGCTGGCGGTCACAGGCCCTAGCGGCTCTGGCAAAACATACTCCGCACTCCGCCTCGCTCGAGGCTTGGTCGGCCCCACCGGCAAGGTCGCACTCATCGACACCGAGAACGGATCCGCATCCCTGTATGCGGACAAGTTCGAGTTCGACACGCTCGATCTCGCTCCTCCGTTCGATCACCAGAAGTTCGTCGAGGGCATCACCGCTGCCGTTCAGGCTGGCTATCAGTGCATCATCATCGACAGCGCCTCCCACTTCTGGGAGGGCATCCTCGAGTACAAGAGCCAGCTCGACTCGCGTCCTGGCTCCAACAGCTACACCAACTGGCGCGCTGCCGGAGACAAGTTCTCCGACATCATCAAGGCGGTCCTGCAGTCTCCGGTCCACCTGATCTGCTGCATGCGCTCCAAGATGGACTACGTGCAGGACGTCGACGAGAAGGGCAAGAAGTCGGTCAAGAAGGTCGGCCTCGCTCCAATCATGCGGGACGGCATCGAGTACGAGTTCACCACTGTCTTCGATGTGGCTCTGGACCATCGTGTCTCTGTGTCGAAGGACCGCTCCGGTCTCTTCGTCGACAAGATCTTCCAAGTGACCGAAGACACTGGGAAGCTGCTCGAGCAGTGGCGCAACAGCGGTGCTGAGCCCAAGTGGAAGCAGGACCTCGAAGCGGCTGTCGAGAAGGCGAGCTGCGAGGCGGCGGCCAATGCGTTCCTCAAGCGCATCAACTGGATCGGAGAGGCTCAGACCTATCGCGATGTCGGCGAGGACAAGGCGACCAAGATCCTCAGCAACTTCGAGGGCTTCCTGACCAAGATCAACGCATGATCGCCTCAGGAATCCATCTCGGTCTGGACGAGACCGAATACCGGAATGATCCGGCCATCAGCGTGTCGGACCTCAAGCCGATGCTGATCTCGCCTCGCCACTTCTGGGAAAAGAAGTTCGGCAAGCGCAGGAGGACTCCTCCGACTCCAGCTCAGATGCTTGGCACCTTGGTCCATATGGCTCTGCTCGAGCCGGCCAAGTTCACCAAGCGCGTTCAGACGCTGCCTGAGGACGCGCCCAAGAGGCCCACCAAAGCTCCGCAGGAGGCCGCCAAGCCATCGCAGTCGACGCTGGAGGCCATCCAGTACTGGAAGCTCTGGGAGGAGCGGAATCCGCAGGCGCAGATCGTCGATCAGGAGATGATGGATCAGGTCTGCGGCATGAGGGACTCGGTGATGTCCAACAAGGGAGCGGCCGAGTACTTCTCCAACTGCGAGACCGAGGTCTCTGTGTTCAACACAGTGCGCCTTCGCAACACAGTCGTGAGGGTGAAGGGGCGCATTGATTGCGTGCCCAACGTCGCCAAGATCGTCGACCTCAAGACGGTCGGGTCCGGCGGTGCTCGACGTGATGAGTTCTCCAAGTCGATGTGGGATTGGCGCTACGATCTGCAGGCCGCCTACTACCTCGATCTCCACAACCACCTCTTCGATGAGTGGGACCTCGACAAGAAGAAGAACGACTTCGTCTTTGTTGCCGTTGAAAAGGAGGCACCATACGCCGTATGCCTCCATCGAGTCTCAGCGCGAGTCCTCGAACGGGGACGCCGAGACTACTTAGCTCTCCTCGATCGGGTGGCCGAATGCCAGACGCTCAACGAATGGCCAGGGTACTCCGATGAAGAGGCAGAGATAGACCTGCCACAATGGGCCGAAAAGAAAAACACAAGTCCCTGACCAAGACCTGCATCAGGTGTGATCGAACCCTGCCGCTGGATGAGTTCTGGTCTAAGCGGCCCACGTGCGCTGACTGCGCTAGGGAATTGTGGTACGCACCTAAGGTAAAAGTAGACATCACCAAGAGCCCCAACTGGCCCATGATGGAACGCATGATCCGGTTGGGGCTCATCTCCTACCCCGAAGAAGCATTTCCAGATGACGAGGATAGCAGCGATTGACCCAGGCAAGAGCGGCGGCATTGCATGGAACGATCAAGACAATGTCGTTCAGACCGCCAACATGCCGGACACGCCAACGGACATGCTCAGCCTCCTGCTGTCCCTGCGGGCTGGCGGAGTGACCACGCTGGCCATCGAGCAGCTCCCACGGTTCGTTGGAAAGAACATCCCGTCCTCCACCACCAGCGTTCTCTTTGAGAACTACGGAATCTGCATCGGTATCGCTATCGCTCTCGGATTCCGTCTGGAACGTGTCGATCCACACACGTGGCAACGAGGGCTTGGGATCGGAACGGCGCGTAACTGCGGCAGCAAGCCAGAGTGGAAGCGGAAGCTGAAGGGAAAGGCTCAAGAGCTGTTTCCCCATCTGGAGGTTACACTCGCAACTGCGGATGCCCTGCTCATCTATGACTGGGCACTGAAGAATAAGTAGTATCATTTGGCGATTCGTGCTTGCGCATGATTCGCTTCCAATCACATTGAGCGCGTCCTCACTAAGGAGGACAAAGGGAGTAGCGTCCCTCGAGCACCAGATGAACACAACAGAATCCCCAATCCAGCCAGTAGAGGATGGTTTTCCGACCACAGCCACAGTGGTCGCGTGCACCTACGCTACCTTCTGCTGGTTGGATTGGGGTTTTTGTTGTGACCCATGAAGCTAGAAATCCAGAACCAGTATCAGACTGAAATTTACGCGTCAGACGTCGGATACTGTTGCATAAGTCAGCATCATCCAAGCGGAGAGGCGGCGCTTGTTATAATAGCACCACAGTGCGTCGACCAGCTTTGCAGCCTGTTGCAAACAGCAAAGTCTGAAGCATCCAGGAACCGGATTGAATTCTGGAAATCGGAGGGCGAAGAATGAGCGCTGATACCAAAAGAGGCGCACCAGCGTTTCAATTCTACGCTGACGATTTCCTGTCTGGGACAATAACAATGACCAACGAGGAGCGAGGGGCGTACATCGCTCTGCTCTGCATCCAGTGGTCCAAGGGATACGTCAGCCAAATGGACTTCGATCGCATTGCATTGGCAATGCCACCGCATTCCCAAGCTATCTGCCAAGAGAAGTTCCAAAAGGATGCCGATGGCTGCATGAGGAACGCTAGACTTGAGAAGGAAAGGCAGAAGCAGGCGGCTTACCGGAAAAAACAGTCTGAAAACGCCAATTCTCGATGGCGTGGCAATGCCAACGCAATGCCACCGCATGTGCCAGAAACATGCTCTCCGTCTCCGTCTCCATCTCCTACTATAAATACATACGTCGCTCTCGCTCCTGAGGCAGAGGCTTTGAAGGAAAGAATCTCCGTATGGTTCAAACGGCGTCCAACCACTCCTTGGAGCTCAAAAGAGATCAAGGCTCTGAGGGACGTGATCAAGCTGGGAACTCCACCTGAAGACATCGACCTCCTTGAAAGGCGTTACATGTCCGGAGACCAGTACCTTCGCAGGGAGATCATCACCCTGCTGAACAACTGGAACGGCGAGATCGATAGGGCTAGGGGCTTGTCCAGATCTCCTCAGCACCAGCTCGAGCTTCCCAAGCCAAAGCGGCCCCCAGGCAAGGAGTGGATGGACGACCCGAATGACTGGAGGCATGCGCTATGAGCGAAGAGAACAGCCCGCTCTACGCAGAGTCAGATGAGCTTGGCGTCCTAGGTGCCTGCCTGATCGGAGGCATGGACTCCACGGCCGAAGCCATGCCCCTCTACAGGGCCGGAGCGATCTTCAGTGCCGAGTTACAGGAGATCTTTCAGGTAATAGCCGCTCTGGAGTCAGAAGGGGTGCCTCCAGACATGCTCGCCGTGGCGCGGAAATGGCCCGCCATTCATTCCAAGAAGCCGATCCCTAGCCTGACCATCAACCGAGCAATAGAGGCCTGTCCTAGCGCCGCCAACCTCGAGTTTCATGCCGTCGGGGTCAGGGAGGCCTTCCGCAGGAGGCGGATCCGAGAGATCGGCATCAAGCTTTCGGCCGATTCCACCAATCCGGTGAAGCCGGTGGAGGAGGCGATCTCGGAGATGGAGGCTGGGCTGATCAGCTGTGACCAGTCCCAGAGCAACATCAAGTCCTCCAAGGCAGTCATGTTGGAGCTCATCGACGACCTGCAGGAGCGCTCAAAGCGCAACGGGGATATCTCAGGGATATCCACAGGTTATCGGAAGCTGGACCGGATGACCGACGGGCTGCAGCCAGGGGAGATGTTCCTCGTGGCGGCTAGGCCATCCATCGGCAAGACCGCGCTGGCCACCTCCATGGTCTGCTCGATGTGCATTGGGGCCAAGGTCCCGACGCTCTTCGTCACCTGCGAGATGTCCGAGCCAGCCATAGCGCGGCGCATCATGGCTTCGGTAGCTTCGGTCTCCATGGGATCGCTCAAGCGGGGCAACCTTACCCCGCCCGAGTACCAGAGGGTCTTTGCGGCGAACACCAAGATCGCCAATGCCCCGCTCCACTACTGCAATGCCGTGTCAGGAATGACCTCGGCGCAGGTGGGGGCTGAGATCCGCAGGGCGGTCCGGAAGCATGGCATCAAGGTTGTCTTCGTAGACTACCTGCAGAAGGTGCTGCCGACCAAGCGACACGAGAAGCGCACCTACGAGGTGGCAGAGGTCTCCTCCAAGCTCAAGGCGATCGCGGACTCCTGCAGGGTGTCGGTGGTGGCTCTGGCCCAGCTCAACCGCGAATCAGAGAAGGAGAAGGGGAGGGTGCCTCGCCTATCGGATCTGGCGGACTCTGGACAGATCGAGCGCGATGCCGATACGGTCTGTCTTCTGACACGAAACAGAGAAGAATCTCGTGGCGAGGCCCAGCTCCTCGTCGCCAAGCAAAGAGACGGCGAATGCGGATCGGTTGGGCTCTGGTATGAGGGGCCATTCTGCCGCTTCGACGACAATCCAGAACTCAAGGAAGTGCCATGAAGAGACTGCTTAGTTACCAGACACGAGTGTTTAACTGGCAACGCGATGTTGCTGGCCAACCAGTGACCACAATCCGAACCCAGCGGGACCCAGCCTTCTACGACAAGCAGCTGGGCTACGTGTACAGTGAGTGGTTCGACGAGTACCTTCCGCACTCCATAGACTACTCGAAGGCGCTCGCCGAGAACGCGCAGGCCCTCCTGCTGCGAACTGTGGTCAGTGCTGATTCGCTCATCGAGTCGTCCAAGCGCATCGAGGGCATGAGGATCGACCTTGCTGACGACGTGGGCGATGTGGCCTTCACGCTGTTGGGTCTTCTGAATGCGGCGGCCCTTGCCGTGAGCAACACGCACGCAGGATTGCCCACATTCACGAGCCTCGCATCGGAAGAGCTCGCGGTCTCAACGGATCTCTCTGAGCTCTCCAAGGGGGCTTCATTCGACACCGCTGGACGCGTGGAAAGCTCACTCCTCAGCCTGATGAGGATCTCCGACCTGATCGGGTTCTCGTTCTACGAAGCGCTGGAGGCGGTGTGCGACTCCAACGACACCAAGCTCTGGACCGAGGAGGAGGTCTCCCACAACATGGACAAGGCATCCGAGAGCGGCTGGGTGATCACGCGTCTTCATGGACGCACCGGACGCTGCTTCAGGGTCAATGCCGTGAACATGAAGCTCATCAAGAGCCCGTCCTTCACGCCTCCGGATCTGAAGCGTGCAGTTTTCGGATACACGATGTTGACGTAATCCAACAGGTGTTTTACACCTCAATCACACATGAGCGAAATCGTATCGAAGGAAGAGCTCAATGAAGCTCTGCATGGAGACAAGAAGGTGGAGTCGTGTCCGGTTCACGGAGATGAGCCTCCCGCAATCAACGTGGGTGGACTTCTGATGGCAAAGCATGACCTTGATGGCCGCTGGTGCATCTGCTGCCTGTTGGAGTTCGCAAAGAAACACGGATGCCACCGCCTCACAGCATGAAGAAATACAGAAACAAGTCCAAGCACAGCACGGTCGTCACATTCGTCTGCAACGCGGAGCATCGCGTCGCTGAGATGAAGTCTCGGGTCGTGATCTACGAGAGGAACGGCCGGTACTACTCGCGCAACTCGGTGGAGTTCTATGCCAAGTTCGAGCCGATCGGCGACGATTCGTCGGGACATGACGGTTGATTTTGGATGCTAGGTGTTTAACACCTTGGGCATGTCGAACGCCAGAGCAGAAGGAAGGACACTGTTAGCACTATGGGTATCACAGCAGCAGATGAGACTGATAGACAGGCAGGCAACCTCTCAGGGCCTCAATCGAAGCCAATGGGTTCGATTGATGTTGCTCGGAGAAGGTCCTCAAAACACCTTGCCCACATCACGGTCGGCAAAGACCAAGTCAGGGTATGGTTCAAGGATGGGGCGCTCTGCTTCAGGCCGAAGCACAAGCGCAAGATAGAGAAGCTCAGCCTTGGGGCGGCTTACGACGTGGCCTGCGGACAACTGCAATTCTTCTATGGGAAAGATCATTGAATCGATGACGAGGGTCTCGCTTAGCGGCGGGAGAGTGGTGCGTGTCTGGCGTGAGGAGACAAAGCTCAAGTCGGCGTACGAGAACAACGACGTGACTCTGGCCATCATCTCGAACAGCCAGTTGCCTCAGGACAAGCTCGCTGAGCACATCTGCAAGCTGGATCGCGTCAACGCGGTCGAGGTGGTCGATTACAAAGGAGACGGCGTCGTCTACTATCCGAGCTGGCCATGAGCGAACCGCTGCAGTGGGAGGATGTGCTCGCGAAGGGGAACGAGGCTGGTGTTCCAACCTTCACCACGATCCTATCTGCGATCGTGCTGGAGAACGGCGGATCGATGTCTGTCTCGGTGATGAGCCTCAGGGATCTCGTGAAGGGCTCCTCCTCATTGAGGCTCGTGGCGGAGGTGGACTCCGGACAGCTGGTGGTCTCGCTGATGCAGGACGGATCGGACAACTGATGGGCTTTAGCGCAACCACAGAGAGCGGCAAGGCGTACATCAAGCATGGTTGGGACGCCTGCTCTGCCGTGGAGCGTCATATCATCGAGGGAAAGATCTCCGTCAACATCTTCGGATTTCCGGACGAGGAACCCAGTCGGATGGACGCCATCATGGTGGATCGGGCCACCAAGAGGATCTTCGGAACCCTCGAGATAAAGTCACGCAATCTGACCGAGGAAGCCTTCTCGAAGCGGTACAACATGGAGCTCTTGGTCAGCTTCGACAAACTGCAGAACTCGTACTGGGTGGTGAACCGATTCAGGGTGCCCCACTGGCTGATGATCTACTGCATCCCGAGCGGGGTCGCCTTCCTGAAGAAGGTGTTCACGCTGGGGAACGGCAGGGACTTCAGGCCTCTGGTCGAGTCCAACTTCAGGACCAAGACCGAGATGTCTCTGGTCACGCACGCCAGCAGCGAACACAGGGAAGAGGCGCTCTCCTACGTCGACATGCGCGGCGCGGAGCGCGTCCACGTGAAAAGAAACGAACTTCCGTTTTGACTTTGTCACTGGGTGTAATACACCTAACACCTCACATGCTTCCATCCATACTCAAAGGCATTATCAAGGACCTCAAGAGCGGCATGACCATCAGCCAAGTCGTGCGTTCCAGACGCTGTACCACCAAGGAGATCATCGAGGTCGCCGACAAGCATCTCGGCATCAAGATCAAGTCGCCCTACGAGGGCCGAAAGAAGGGCGGATGGCCGGTCAAGATCACCGACAAGCAGGTGACCTCCATGAGGAAGGACAAGGCTGGCGGCATGAGCTACAAGGAGATCGCGTTCAAGTACAAGTGCAGCGTATCCCACGCGAACATGATCATCGGAGGTCGTCGTCGAAAGGACGTGGCCAATGCTTGAATCCGACTACAGGACGATCGTCACCAAGGCGGTCGAGTCGCTTGGAGAGCACTTCGACACGGTCCATGTATTCGCAACGGTCCACGACCCAAGCTCTGACGGCGGAACGGTCAATGTGAGCGCTGGCATCGGAAACTGGCTGACTAGGTACGGTCAGGTGAAGGACTTCGTCATTAGGACCGAGGAACACTCAAGATGCGACGTGTGGTTTGAGAGAAATGGAAACGATCACGAAGAGGATGGAGACAATGATGATGGAGACTGATACCGGAGAGGGCGGACAGTTCCGCTTCAAGATCAACGGTCGCACCGTCATGGAGCTCACCGAGGAAGGCATCTTCTACAAGGGTGAGCAGGTGGCGGATGAGCATCTGTCCAAGGCGCTCAAGGAACTCGTTCAGGAGATGCAGCAGACCAAGACCGCAGACGATGTCCTATTCGCACTGAAGGGGGGAGACGCAAAGGTGCGGCATCTGGAGCGTGTCGTCAGGGATCTCGAGGTACAGAACAGCAGGCAGGCGCTTGAGCTGGCAGCAAAGAACATTGAGATCAAGGAGCTGAAGTCCACCAGCAAGCCATCCGTGACTGTGAGTACGACGTCCGGAACCACGGCGTGGCACCAGCCGATAGACGCGCTAAGGAACATCGCATTCGGTAGCACCATATGAAATCGAAGGTAATCAGAACAGCCGGAGACCGTCGCTTGGACGGTTTTTACTTCGTCAACTACGAGAAGACCAAGTACGGGCTTCAGGAGAAGTGGGCCTCTCCAGAGCGCTGGAAGAAGATCAAGGAGTACAGCAAGGCGTACCACAAGAACAGGCGTCGCAAGAACCGAAAGACACCACCGGCATGATCTCTTGGATATGGGCAATGCTGTGGTTCACCTTCGTGGTGAACCCAAGAGGGGCGACGCTGGTTGAGGGCGACTTCTATCAGCTCAAGGTGAAGGCCAACCGCCCCAGCACCTACCAGTGGTACAAGGACGGCAGGCCGATCCCAGGAGCCACCAATGGAATCCTCACGATCCACCACATGCTGGAGGGCGATGCTGGTGTCTACGTGGCCACGGCAACGCATGATGGCACCACCATAGAGACGCGCTCCGAGGTAATCGCCTATAGGCCATTGATCCGCATCCGCATCGACGGAAACATGGTCACGCTGACGCCGCAGAGGTCCGGCTCCAAGATCCACTACACGACTGATGGATCCGAGCCCACCACGAACAGCACGCTGTACTCTGGACCATTCAAGGTGCAAAGCTGGGCCGAGCTCAGAGCGTGCATCGGAAACATTGAAATGGATTCTGTGATCGTAAGAGCAAGGAAGGGATCTGAACCATGGACCCGCTGAAGCGCATTGGACTGTCGAGGGAGCAGGTGGCAGCTCTCACTGGGGCGAAACTGGAGCAGCCAGCAAAGCCGAAGAAATCTGTTCAGCACATCGTCAAACCCGATGACACAGCGGGGCTGGTGCGTAAGCTCCACAAGTACGGAATGACCACGCGTGAGATCGTCAGGGAATTGCGTATCACATCCGACACGGTAAGACGGATACTGGCTGACAAATGACACACAACTTTCTAGCCCACTGAGTGGTGGGTGACCGCTCGGTTGGTTCTTCCCCCTCCTAAGGTGGCTTCACATAATTGAAGGCTTCGAGAGTGTGAAACCAAGGTCTGGCCGAGCGGATGTTTTGCAACGAACACAACTGGAACGAAGAAGGCCTATGCCATCGGTGCGGAATAAACTATCACGTCGACCTGTATCAACAGCTCAAGCGCGCAAGGCTCGAACTGGCAAGGGTGCTGGAGGAAAACGAGTCCCTAAGGCAAAAGCTGGCGGAGTCGGAGATACATATCCGGAGGATCAGAGCGCGTCTGAAGGAGCTGTCATGCGGATGGTCGGCTACGACGACTGTATCGTGGGATTCGTAGAGCGCTTCGGCATGAATCCGGTCCTCTGCTACGACAAGGAGAAGGTTCTGGCCAAGCTCACCAAGGAGTTCGGGAATCGCGAAGACGCGATGGAGTGGTACCACTACAACCAGCTGGGGTCCTACGTTGGCGAAGGAACTCCCTGCTTTCTCATAACAGACAAAGACGATGTCATCGATCAGTGAACTAACCAGACAGGTGGAAGAGGCCGGACTCTACGATCCGATTCAGGTCGGCGACAAGGTCATCAAGTACACTGGGGACTACACGATGAAGGGCACTGTGCTTGCGGTGTTTAACACCAGCGCGGGCCAGAGACGATTCGTGGTCGAGCACAACGCAGAAGCTTTCGGGGGCAAGGGCTACTTCCTCCACATCTACGGACCAAACAACATCAAGAGAGACACATCACCATGAGCGACACACCCAAGACGGACGCGCTGGTCATCAACATACTAGGCGTCGAGGTGGGATACACAGACCTGATCAAGCTCTGCAGGGACATGGAGCGTCAGCTGAGCGCGAAGCGTTCGGCGAAGCTGGGACGCCCGAGGATCCCGCTGGACATCCAGAAGCAGATCTCTGAGTCGCCGCATACGATCAGTTCAGCCCACCTGGCCAAGGCGTTCCGAGTCTCCAGCAGCACCGTATCCAGATACAGGAAAGTTGTTAAATGAGCTATCGTATTGGTTCACTGAAACCGTCTGTTTTAGCGGTGGCTGAAATGGGGGAAAGGAATGAACGATGAGCGATCATATCGGTGAGTCTAACGCAATGACATGCCCTCACTGCGGCCTGCCATTTGTCCGCGAGCAGAACTGCATCCGATCGTTTGGATGCGGATCGTCGTTTGCGGAGGCGTTCCGACCTCAGTGGGCGCGCTCGATGACGTGTCTGGAGATCGAGAACGGGCAGCTTCGAGAGATGTTCCAGAAGGCGAACCTGCATGCGTTGGATCTGGCCGACCGCATCAAGCGGCTGGAGGAGGCTGGAGGTCAACTGATGATGTGGATTGGAGAGGATATCTCTGACAGCAATCGACAGTTGCTTGAGGACCACTGGAACAAAGCCAAGGAGGACAAGCCGTGAAATACCGCAAGAAGCCAGTTGTCATCGAAGCAACGCAATGGTTAAAGAATGGCGACCACCCGAATGACTACAGCAAAACCCGTGACGGGCTTAAGAACGGAGAGCTGCACCAGTTCACGCCCGAGGAGCGCAAGTTTTACAGATGGGAAGGCGATATCGTGCGCTACTACCGGGAACCGGGCGTGGACGGCACCACCGAGTGCAGACACTGCTCCGACCTCATGCACAATCACGGCTGGATCGACACGCTAGAAGGTGGTCATATCGTATGTCCCGGCGACTACATTATCACTGGCGTGAAGGGAGAACACTACCCGTGTAAGCCTGACATATTCGCAGCAACTTATGAACCAGTGGAGGAGGCGAAATGAACGATCATATTCCTGACCCCACGAAAATGATCAACGACACCCCGAGAACGGATGAAGCGCAGTTTGGAACTGGACGGGTCAGTGTCAACTTCGCTTGCCAGTTAGAACGCGAACTCAACGCAGCCAATGACCGCATCAAGCGGCTGGAGGAGGCGGGGGATGTGATGGCTCAAGAACTTGTCCGTAGAGAACTGAGAAAGGAAATAGACGAAAGGACCGCAGCCAAGGAGGCCAAGCCATGATCTACTGCATGGCTGGAATCGTACTGCTCACGGTCTACAGCGCGGTACTTACTTTCTACATCATCCTCACAATTGAAAAGCACAACATACTGTGCGGAGCTGTTAGAGACCTAAATGACAAACTGTCGAGGTTTGAACGCAGTGATGAGTGGGGTCGCCTTCAAAAGCCGTTATCCGATCACTACACACTAGGCACTGACCTCGCAGCGAACAAGGAGGCCAAGCCGTGAGTGACGAGACGCCAAGCCAAGTGGATCTAGTCGGCCAGTTGTACGACGAGAACCAGAAGTTAAACGAATACGTCGCCCAGCTTGAGAAGCGTCTGAAAGCCCTTTGGGACAAGTACTACTCGGATGCAAACTACTACGAAAAACGCATGTGCGCGTTAATAGAAGCCGGAAACTCAATGTATGAATTTATCAATCCTCCAACACCCTGCATGAGAACAACCAGAATGGACAACCTGTTGCAGGGATGGGATGACGCGAAGATCGGAAAGGAGGCCAAGCCATGATCCACACGCCGAGAACCGATACGGTGCTGGTTGCGTGGGACCTGACTCCTGAGCCAAAGGTTCTCATTGAGCATGCACGTGAACTCGAGCGCGAACTCAACGCAGCGAATTCCATCATCCGCCAGCAACAGTTACTCGATGAGGAAAACCTCGGGCTGAGGCAACGCATCAAGCGGCTGGAAATCCACATTGATCGTCTTGCTTTGGAAAGGTGGAACTTAGCCAAGGAGTCAAAGCCATGAAGTACAAGCTCCAGATGCTCCCTAATTGCGGTCCAAGAGATGGCTTCTACATCGTCAAGCCGGACAAGAAGATGATCTTGGATGTGAATCCAGTGACCATTGTGAAGGAACTCAACAAGCTGCTGCGTGACATCAAGAGCCTTGAGGTCGTGCGCGATAGGTTGCTGGAGAACGCGCTGATCGCAGCCAAGGAGGCCAAGCAATGAAGTACACGATAGAGAAGTACCCGAACTGTCCTCCGAGGCATGGGTTCTCGATCTTCAGTCCAGACTACCGTACGAGGCTCAGGGACATTGCTCCGATAGGAATAGTCCGAGAACTTAACAAGCTGCTGCGCCGGATTGAGAAGCTGGAGAAGGAGTCCGGTAACAAAAACAGGTAAGTATTTGTTACACCAAATGAAACTCAGACCCATATCGTGGTGCGTCTCACCGGAAGGAGAACCCACATTCAGCGAAGCGGCTTACACAGTAACAATCAAAGACGAGGGCGGCGGCGAGTACATCGAGATTGAGGATCACTCAGGAAAGATCGGATTTAACCCCGAGGAATGGCCTCATCTCAGGGACGCCATCGAGATCGCCATCAAGCAGACCATAAACCTAGAATGAACGATACACAGCCCCAGTGTAGCGAGCAGCGCAGTGAAACACCAAGAACCGACTCCAAGGCGGTCTTCTTCGGATTCAACCCAGACGATGGTGAGGAGTTCGTTACAGCCAAGTTCTCCAGAACGCTGGAACAGGAGATCACCACCGCCGGACAGCACATCCAATCCCTAAGGGACCAGCTCCAGAAGTCCCAGATCACCAACAGGGTCCTGCTCACGCTCTGTGAGGAGGCCCAGACGCTGGTGCTGAAGAGTCCGAACGAGGCCTTGATCCGCCGATGGTTCGCGGACCTCAGAGCGGCCCAGAAGGAGATCAACGCCTAGCCGGAGCACTACTTTGGATCGACAAGCCAGCCCCAAGAGGCTGACCTGTAGGACACCATGAACGAATCACATCAGCGCAACTCCCCAAGAACCGCAGACACCGTCTCCAGAATCGCTGGGGAGCTGTTGCCAGGAGAGAAGATCAACCGACCGGAGGAGCTGGTGGTGCTCTGCAGATCCCTGGAACGCGAACTGGGCGAGCTCAAGGAGGAAGCGGTCAAGCGCCATGAGTTCGAGGAACTCTCCAAGAGCCTGCAATGGGAACTGGATCAGTCCAGAAACCGCATCAACACCCTGGAGCTCTACATCAAACGCCTCGAGGACAACGAGGACAACCTGCTCAGGGAGCTCTTCTCCCAGAGCGAGAACATCAGGGCCATCCGCTCCACCAGACCATGACGGTCTGCGACCACACCATCACCAGAGTCTTCCTCTTCCAAGGAGCCAGAGGAACGGAATGGTGTCCGGTCTGCGGAGCCATCCGAGTGATCCGCTTCACCAACCCAGAAGCCGGAAGCACCAAGCTGGCTCTGGAATGGGAGATCCCGCAGGTCTCCAACCTCACCTTCTCCGATGACATCGAGGGAAAGGAGGTGGACACATGAAAAAGAAGAAGAAGGGTTCCAAGAAGCAAGCGCCAAGGCCCCTGGGAGACTCCTGGGGGCCTTTTCATTCCCTGACCCTCCTGTACCCCTGCTTCCACATCAAAGAGGCCAGAAACGCCGCACAGGCCTCAACCTTCTCCTCCTCCCATTCCGGCTCCATCAGATGCAGCAGCTCATGTATCAGAGTGTCCAGCCTTTCCTCCTCGGTCTGCCTGGGATCTATCTCCACCACGTTGTCCCCATGCCAAGCCAAGCCATAGGCGTTCTCCCGCCCCAGCTTCTTCTCCACCACCTTGACCTTCCTTGGCAGCACAGCCAGACCCTCCCATCCCAGCCACCCCCTTCAACACTGAGTCACAACCGCCATACACCCCTACCATTCCTACTATTCTACTATTCTGTGTGACAGGACTAAGGCTTGACAGAGGTATCCAGAATCCCCTTATGTATCCCCCAGCTGCTCCTGCTGAATAAGTGAGTGGCCTGTGGTTAGCAATGAGTCTGCCCTAGCAGACTCAGGAGGTGCCCCCTAGCCCAATAAGCTGTGTCGTGAGCGGTGATAGGTGAATCCCCTAACCGTCCACCCGAATCTGGGAATGATGGTGGTGAGGATGGTAAGAGGGAGCCCTACCCCCCCTATGGAATCTCCAGAGAGTTGATGGGGTGGGTCAACCTGTGGAAATCCAAGAGAGTTGAGAAGGGGGGTACCCTATATCCCATACGATATTTTTGTCGAACCCCGCTCTACCCCTCCCCTATGTCTGAACCAGTCCGAAAGCGAGCCTGCCATACAGGCTGAACCGGCCAAGCCTGAGGGAATCCATTGTGTTACCCTCCGGCACCTAGGAACGGAACCGTATCCGCTGCCAAGTCGACTGTAGAGTGTCGGGGATTGATACTCCGGCGGTTCTTTAAGGCAGGCAGCACTGGCGAAAAACGCAGACCCTAGCGTCTCTTGTTTTGTAGCGTTGAGCAGTTCCAAACCGGAGGACATCGACTCGGGCTCCGGTCCCAAAGTATGGGGGGCACTGTGGCGGACTTGGTTGTCCGGCGCGACGAGAGGCAGGGCGGTAAGGCGGTTCACGGCCAGTGCGGAGGCACCCCAGCGGCTAAATGCTGGAACGTCAGGTAAAGACTCCTGACGGGTTTTGCGCGACGATACCCATTCCTTTTGGGGAGCGTGACATATCGCGGGCTGGGCTACGGCTTGGCCTCCGATTGCGGCAAGGGACAGGCGGTTAAGGATTCGATCCCCCTTGCAAGAGCAGCACGTGGCGGGGCGCACTGGAAAAGGAAGGAATCAAAGTCCTTGGGGTTTCCGTATCCCCCGAAAGCATCCTTGCCGCACCACAACTCTACCTTGGTGCGGTTGACCAAAAGCGGCGTGGCAGACCGTACGATAAGCGGTTTTTCAACACGACACCAGCGAACAAGACCAAGGCGCTTTACAGCGTCGGCATTGCCAAGTCTCGCCTAGGCCAAGTCTAGGCTCGTTCGCTTGTGTTGTGACCTCAGGACATCCGATGGGTGTCCTGAATCACACAACACAAAACAAACACACACAAGCACTATGGAACTCGTTACCGTCAACAGCCGTCAGGTCGGATTCACCGTCAACAAGTCTGGGCAGGGAATCGTCATTCTCTCCCAAAAGCAGCTTGGGCAGAAATTGGGCCTAAAGGGTTCGGCTCTCAAGAGGGCTCACGTTGAGTACAGGCTGGCGGCCGGCCGCGTGCTCAACGCACGCCTTGGCGCAAGTCTCGGGGCGGGAAAGGAGCTTGTTCACGCAAGCATCCCGACGAAAAAGGGGTGGATTCACAAGACCACCCTCGTCGAGAATATCACCGCACCCGCTCCATCCTTGTCCGCCAAGGACAAGGAGATTGCCCGTCTGCAGGCGGAGCTCGAGCAGCTCCGCAAGGTGCAGGCGGTGATGGCACTGCCTGTGGTCGGATGATCCAACAAGAGCCCCGCGAGTCGGGGCTTCCTTGTCTCCCTGTAATGCTCAGGGACTGATGAAGGCCCAGCAAGGCCGAAACAAGGAACACTAGTAATGACAGACACAGTCGTGGTGGAGGTGACGTCGGTGATGAAGCCGACCAGAGCCTCCTTCGCGGAGGCGTTCGGCACCCGATTCGGTCGGGTGGCCAAGATGGTGTCGGTTCCGGTCGGGACCGATGTCATCGCGGGCGCACCTTCTCGTCGGGAATGGTGCGTGCCCAGCGAGTGGGAGACCACCGTCTGGGCGGTGGTAATCTGGCCGAAGCGGTCGGCCGCAGCGCGCCGCAAGGCGCAAGGGGGTGTCCGATGAACACGCCCCAGTGGAAATACCATACCGACAAGGTGTGGCGTCCCATCGCCCAGTACATTCGGGCGATTCGGTGCTCCATTCGGGGCAACCCTTCCGCCAAGGGCCAGTGGCGGGTGGCGAGGCACTTCCTCCGCAACGACTGGGGGATCTGATTCTCACTCCAGCCCCATCGGAGACGGTGGGGCTTGGGAGACAATCAAGTCTCGTTCAACACCACACACATGAGAACTGCAACCACCAAGGCCGTCAGCGTACCCACCGAGTCCTCCTATGAGGGGCACCCCACTCTGGTGCTTCCGAATCCCGATGATCCCACCAAGCCAGGGATCTGCTTCGGAGCGAGGAAGCTCCGAGCGGTTCTGGCCCACCTCGCCGAGGTGAAGGCCTTCGTCGCCAAGGCTCAGGCCGCTCCCAAGGTCCCCAATGGGGACGTCAATGCGGTGATCGCATCCCTTCGGTCCTCCGGCAAGTCCGCCGAGGAGATTCTGGCCACCCTGCTCTCGAAGTGATCTTCGCTCCGACTCCATCCCTGAAAGGGGGTGGTGTCTGGGAGGCGATCATGTCTCACAAAACACACACCAGTATGAACTACGCAGCACTTCTGTCGGTGCTTATCAGCATCGAATCCAATGGGAATGACCATGCCATCGGAGATGGCGGAGCGGCCCGTGGGCCGTTGCAGATCCACAAGGCCGTGGTGTCCGATGTGAATCGGATCAGCGGGAAACGGTTCCAGTGGGTCCGAATGACCAATCGGGCCGAGGCGCGTCAGGTGGCGGAGATCTACCTGAAGCACTACGCCACACCTCAGCGCCTTGGGCGGGCCGTCACGCCTCAGGACGCCGCTCGAATCTGGAATGGCGGGCCGATGGGCTACAAGTCCAAGGCGACCCTGCCCTACCTGAAGAAGTTCAACTCCCGTTTCCAATGAACCCAAAACTCGCCGACCTGATCGGTACCCTCATCACCATCCTCATCGGAGCCATCCTATTCTGGCTGGCTTGGGTGATCTTCTGAAACAAACCACAACACAACCACAAGTAGCATGAGAAAAGTCACCAGAGAAGTCTGCATCGCCTTCCTAGAAGGCCGCCCCAAGCGGGTGGACAACACCGACACCGATGGGGTAACCCTTCGGCTTCACCGCAACGCCATCGCACAGTGGCGCATGGACGGGCTTTGGATCACCACCGCAGGGTGGGACACCGTAACCACAAGGGATCGCCTCAAAGGGCTGCTGCTGCGCTGCCAACTGCACACACTGGGTCGGTGCGTCACGCCTACCGTCTGGAGGCATCGGGGCCAGCTCATGCTGGGCCACCAGCCTTGGGATGGAAGCTGGACCAGAGTGGATGTTCAGGTGGAACGGAGCCTGAAGCACCTCGCCCTGATCGCGAGCCAGCAGAAGGAGGCCGCATGAGAGCCTTCTCACACTGGCTGCCATTCTCGAAGTGCGAGCTTCTGGAGCTTCTGGAAGCTGCCCGCCTAGCCCTCAAGGACGACAAGACCGCCGAGGAGCTGGACCTAAGCGACGAATACCTCAAGGAGCTGGCTGATCGGCTCCACGAATACCTGAGAGAGCCATGAGCAAACCAATACATCGACGAGCCATGAAGAAAATCAAACCACTGTCCAAACGGACACTAGCAGAAGGCAAGAGGATCTATCTGGACCAACAGCTTGCCACATGGAAGGCGACAGGCGTCCACCCTTCCGTTCAGCACGCCAAGGAACTGTTCCCAGACTTGGGCGCAATGATCCTTTATGAGAAGGGGCGGACCCCAAAGCACCGGACAGTTCAAGGTGGCAGGTGTTGGCGTTACACGTTGCTGCCTGACGGGAAATGGGCGTGCTATGAGCAAGCCCACCATCGCCAGCCGCGCAATGGCAGGCGTCCTGTGCTTGTTGGATGGAGCAAGATCACAAACAAACCGCTGTTCCTCTGGAATCTATGAGCCACTGGAACCCAGCAAAGTTGAAGCAGAAGAACACCGAGCTTGCCCTATGGAAGCTCGGATGCGAGCACCCCGCCATCGAGCGGGCCAAGGCGTTGTTTCCGGACGTTGCGACAATCATGTTGTATGAACGTGGCCGGACGCCCAAGCGCAGGACCATCGAGTCCGGTCGCCGATGGCGATACCAGAAACTCACCACTGGAGAGTGGGTTAAGGTCGAGCAGAAGCACTATCGGCAACCGCTGAACGGCAAGCGTCCGGTTCTGGTGGGCTGGCTGGAAGGGGCCAACAAGATCACCTCGATGGCCACTTTCATCTGGAACTTGTGACATACTAGGTGTAATACACCTTCAGTCCCATGACATCCACACTGACATTCAACCTGCCAGACGATGCCGCCGAGCACCATGCGGCGATCAACGGCATGGCCTACCGCCTCGCGCTGTCCGAGATTCGTGAACAGATCCGGCAGAAGCTGAAGTACGGGCACCACTTCCAGTCCCCTGAACTGGCACTTGAGTGGGCGCACAAGATGGTCATCGACGTCTGCCAAGACGCCCTGAACCCAGACGAGGTTCCCTGAATCACCGGCCGAGGGTGTCCTCGGCTGTTCATGCCTGTCTCCGACGAGTGTCGGCGGCAGGTTTGAGCAACAACACATCACACTAGGTGTAAAACACCCATCAGTACATGAAGTCCTCCGAAATCATCAAGCGCATTGCAACCCTCATGCGTCACCGCAAGCCCTTCCTCCTTACGGGGTCGCCTGGGCTTGGCAAGACCGACTGCATCGTCGAGGCCGCCAAGCAGGCTGGTCTGCGGTGCATCATCAGCCATCCTGTCGTGTCCGACCCGACCGACTACAAGGGCATGCCTGCCATCGTCGATGGCAACGCCCACTTCCTGCCATTCGGCGACCTCAACCAACTCATCGAGGCGGACAAGCCCACGCTCTTCTTCCTCGACGACATCGGACAGGCTCCGACTTCGGTGCAGGCCGCGCTCATGCAGCTGATCCTCTGCCGCAAGGTCAACGGCCACGCCATCAGCGAGCACGTCACCTTCGCTGCTGCCACCAACCGACGCAGCGACAAGGCGGGTGTCGGAACGTTCATCACGCCACTGCTCGATCGCTTCGACCAGATCTACGAGCTTGAGTTCGACTCCAACGACTGGGTTGGCTGGGCACTGCAGAATGGTCAGCCCGAACCTCTCATCGGCTTCGCTCGCTGGCGTCCCTCGCTCATCAGCGACTTCAAGCAGCCCAAGGACGACCTGTCCAAGTGCCCCACGCCTCGGTCGGTTGCCAAGCTGGGCGACCTCATCAACATCGGACTCGACGACTTCGACACCTACAAGTCGGCGTGCGGCGAGGGGTTCGCCACCGAGTTCGCAGCCTTCCGCAAGACCCGCGACCACATGCCGGACATTGACGGCGTGCTCAAGGATCCGGACGGCAGCGACCTTCCCACCCGTCCCGATGTTCTCTACGCCACCGCTGCAGCGCTGGCCTTCCGAGTCACCGCAGGCAACTTCGGTAACGTCCTGAAGTACTCCGAGCGGATGTCCCCTGAGTTTCGGGTGATGCTGGTCCGCGACTGCATCGCCAAGTCCAAGGCGCTGGAATCCTCTCCGGCCCTCACCAAGTGGCTCATCAACAACCAATCAGTAATCCTGTGAAGAAGCATCCAATCATCGACAAGGCGTACGTCGCACTCGTCTGCGACCATCCATTCTGGTCCACGCTACTGCTCAACCTCGAGAAGGTTGTCGACACGTCAGCGACTATGTGGACCGATGGCAAGCGGCTCGGGTACAACCCTGAGTTCTGCGAGAAGATCGGCAAGGAACAGACCATCGGCGTGCTCGCTCACGAGGCCGCTCATGTCTTCCTCAAGCATATGCTTCGGCGCAAGGATCGTGATCCGGTCCTGTGGAACATCGCCTGCGACCACGTTGTCAACGCACTGGTCCTCGACAGCGGACTCAAGCTGCCGGACGGAGCGTTGCCGCCAATTCGTGGCAAGACCGCTGAGGAAGTCTACGATGGCCTGCTCCAGAAGCAGAAACAGCAACAGCAGCAGCAACCACAAGGCCAAGGCCAAGGCGAAGGCGGAGGCCAAAGAGTGCCTCGTCAAAGCCAGCAGCAGGGGCAGGAGCAAGGTGAGCAGGAAATCCAAGGCGATCCTCCCAAGAGCGATCAGAAGGGCCAAGGCTGGGGCGATGTGCGTGATCAGAAGAGTGAGAACGGTGGCGACCTGTCCGATGCCGAGAAGGCTCAGGCAGAGCGCGACGTTGACATCATCACCAAGCAGGCCGACACCGCTGCAAAGCGTGCAGGCAAGCTGCCAGCGGGAATGGACAGGCTCATCGAGCAGGTGCTCGAGCCCAAGGTGGACTGGCGTGATGTGCTGCAGCGGTTCATCGGCGAGCGTGCTCGATCCGACTACTCGTGGCAGCGACCCAACCCACGCTACTTCAATCGTGGCATCGTGCTGCCAAGTCTCGACAGCTATGGCATCGGCAAGGTGGTGCTGGCTGGTGACACGTCTGGTTCCATGACCAGCGTCCTTCCGCGTGTCTTCTCCGAGATCATCTCCGCACTGGATGTGTATGAGGAGCAGCACACCCAAGGCATCACCGTCATGTGGTGCGACACCAAGCTGACCGAGCAGGTGGTCAGCGACATCAGCGACCTCAAGCCTGTCGGCGGTGGTGGAACCGACTTCGCTCCTGTATTCCGAGCGGTCAACGCACGACACAACGATGCCAAGGCGGTCGTCTACATCACCGATGGCGAGTGCAGCTCGTTCGGTGAAGAGCCATCCTGCCCAGTCCTCTGGGTTCTCACCGAGCGGAACAGCTACTTCAAGCCACCCTTCGGCGAAGTCCTCGTGATCAACGAGTGACCACACACACGATCCATCAGTGCGATGCGCTGGTGGGTCGCAGTGTGGCCATGCGCCACTGTTCAACAACAACACCAAACACACACAAGCAACATGCAACACGAGAAGTATCTGCTGGTATCGTTCCGCACCTCCAAGTGGTCGGCCCGTAAGTTCGACGCCAAGGCCACCGAGGAGGTCGCCGCCAACCACAACGCGACCGGAGACATCGGTCGGTTCAACAAGCTGCTGCTCAACAAGAGCGACATCAACCCAGTCAACGCCGCATTCGCTGCCGCACGTCGCCAGCATGACGGGCTGACCCTTCCTTGGGACGATGACGGTGATCGCCTGCTCCCTTCCTGCAGGCTGATGGACTACCGCACCAAGATGCAGCCGCATCTCACAGAGGTGGACAATCGCGTGGCCGATCTGCTCAGCCGCTATCAAGACCTCATCGACGCCCGCCGCGTGGAACTCAACGGCCTGTTCGATCCGGCAGACTACCCCAGCGAGCAGCAGATCCGCGAGAAGTTCGCACACAAGATCGAGATCAAGCCGGTGCCTGCCAGCGAGGCGATCCGATTCGGCGACCCCAACATCGAGCGTGACCTGCGTGAGCAGTACGAGGAGATGCTCAAGGAGCGCGTCGATGATGCGCAGAAGGAGGTGTGGTACCGCCTGATCGAGCCGATCAAGCGCATGGTGGACATCCTCACCCGTGACGGCCGCGTCTACGAGTCAACCCACAAGGCCATCCTCGACATCGCTCGACTGGTTCCGCAGTACAACATCAATGGAGATCCTAAGCTGGACAAGGCTGCCAGCGACATCTACGCGCTGATGTCCAAGGTCAACGTCGACATCCTCCGCGACAGCGAGGCGATCCGAACCATCACAGCCGAGGCTGCTGGAGACATCCTATCTCGGATGGACTCCAAGTATGCCGGAGCATTCTAATGATCCTGCATGACACCAGAGCTGAACCACCAACTCACCATCACCATCTACACCATACTGGCGATCATCGCCTGCATCATATGGATACTCAACAACCACAGACCAAGATAGACTGGGAGCGATTCCACATCACCAAGATCGCGAGGTTCAATGGCTGCAAGGCCGCCTCTCCATCTGGCGTGGCCCGCTTCATCAACAAGCGCAGGAACGCAATGGTCCTGGCTCGGATGCTCAATCGCCCATCGGCGCACAAGCTGACGCCGCTTCCAGAGGAAAGCAGGTTGAGCATGCTAAGCGAATCGGCGCGGATGATATTTATTTCACGCGACCGACGATACGTCTCGCACGCGCTCTTCGACTCACGACTGGAGTCCGCAGCGAAGAAGGACTACCTGATCCGCAATCCAAGGAAGCGGGTGGTCCATAACGTCGAATGCACGATAGATCGCCACAGACACCTTACTTGCGGAACCACCAGAGAGCTGAATGGGAAGTGGGCGAAGGATGTAAACTGGGTCTGCTACCACAGCAGGGTCGACATCTTCAATTCTGGTCGCGCCATCCACATCGAATGCACCGGCAGAGGAAAGCTGCCCAAGCGGTTGGCGCTGAAGCGTGCAGGCTTCGTGTTCAAGAAGCCGCACTCAGCGACAGGTGGATACAGGCTCTCGTTCGTCGAGCTGCACAAGGTCGATGCCCATCCCAAGGACGGCCTGATAGCAAGACTTCAAGCCGACCACCTGTGGGATGACGACGCCCAGAAGAACATCGACCGGCTCTGCGCTGAGGCGATCGGAGGTGCGGCATGAGAACAGCGGACAAGGACGTAGAGGACTACGCATACAACACAGCGTGCATTGCGCTCATGCTGGCAGGTAGGCTCAACAAGGAGCAAACATATGTCGGCATTGAATGGATCGGGTATGCCGCACTGGGTATGGCCGATGCCGAACGCATCTCCAGCGAAGGTCTTGGCCTGCTGAAGGTGGACTACGACAAGGTTCTGGATGAGGTGGTGGAGCTGATCAGGAAGTCAGCGCTTCAGCCGATCTCATCGTGGGACCTGAGAAGGAAGACCTACGACATAACCATCGTCGCAGCGTGCAGGAAGAAGATCACAACCAACACACAGCCATGAAGACATACACAGAAGACTACATTCACGACGCGTGTTTCAACGCAGCGCAGCTTGCGTCACGAGTGGTAGAAAGAGCTGGATCCGTACAAGCTTCCGAGGCGATCGCAAGGGCGGCCTTGGGAATGGCAGATGCCGAGTACACAGACGGATTCAAATGGGGAGAGCGAGCATCATTCGACGACGTTGCTGACAGCGTTGCGGAACAGGTCGCGAACCATTTGAGACAACATGAGTCCATCTTTGGCCTAAGGATGAACGCTTACAACACAACCATGGCAGCAGCCGCATTCGGCGTGCTCCACAAGGATTGACTTGCAGTACCAATGGTGTAAAACACCTCACACACAACCAATAGAACTATGCTATCACCGAAGACACAGCAGGAGGTCAGCGAATGCGTGCGGGAGAAGATGGCCAGCAACTTCGCAGACATGAAGATCCGCATCGAGCCGATGCGCGAGGCGCTCAGGAAGTTCGAGCAGGCGGTCAACGATCGCTCACTGGACGGCATGCACCACAGCCTGGCCGATCTCTCCAACACATCACTCAACTGCAGGGCTAGGCTCCAGTACATGCGTGGCATCTGGGCCGTCCTCAGGAACGTTCGGGACAAGGACCCTATCGATGAATGAAGGAGCTTCTCATGCGGCTGTGGGACATCGCGCTGATCTTGTTAGAGATCGCAATCACGATGCTCATGCTCAGCCTCTTATCGATCTTCCAGTGAACCCGATCGCAGGCAGATTCAAACCTGCATCCATCCCGTTCAACTCGGATCAGCTCGAGTCGCTGCTTCCGAAGTACTACGAGATGGACTTCGTCGGACTCACCTACAACACCATCTCATTCAACAAGGAGGCGCTCAACCAGTTCCTCAAGTGGATGCGGAAGGGTGGATACGAGTCGGTCACAGTCGAGATGCTGCATGAGTACATCAAGTTCATGCAGGACCGGCATACCACGATGATGGCAACCAACAGGTGGGGTCGCGTGAAGCGGTTCTTCCTGTGGATGGAGCGGCTTGGCTACATCGAGCGCAGTCCACATCACGTGGTCAGGAACAGGGTGACTGAGAACATCTCAAGTCACGTGCGACCGATGACTCTGGAGGAATACCTGAAGCTCAAGCAGGTCTCCGAAGGTCACTGGCTCAACTGGATCTACACGCTGGCTTGGAACAGCGGGATGGCCCTTGTCGACTGCTGCGCTCTGCGCTGGGGCGACATCAATATGGACCAGTGCTACATCAGCGTTCGCCGTAAGAAGAGCAAGGCCGCTGCGGTCATTCCATTCTCGCCATCAGACGAGCTTGGCAAGGCGATCGAGGCGATGGCTCAGGTGAAGCACGATCCGGATGACTTCGTGTGCCCAGAGGCTGGCGGCAGACTGAGGGATGACACCAGAACCGGACTGATCAGGAGGCTGTCGCTGCACATGTTCCGCAAGGCGGGCCTGTCCAAGGGCGTGTCGATCCACTCGATGCGCCGCTCATTCATCACGATGTTGGCCAACTCCAACATGAACACAGTGATGGCATCGAAGATCAGCGGACACACCAGCCCGAAGATACTGGCGAGGTACGTGTTCCCAGACCCGAACGTCCTGAGGAAGGGCGTTGCTGAGGCCAAGGAGAAGTTCGGAATGGACAACTTCGCATACGTGGAGCCGTCCAATGTCCGAGTGAAGGGAAGATCCATATCGTGGAAGCCCAACAGCCACTACATCGTGAAGAGTGGCAAGGGATTGAAGCTTCCAGATGGAACACCCATCACATTTGTTTTCACCTCCGCAGTAGCGGAAGGTAGAAAGGCGGTCGTCACACCCTGTGACATCGAGATGAACCCTGTGGGAAACCTGCAGATCATCGCCGACATCACTGATGTGCGACCGTTCGTATAAACCAAGAACTAACAAACCAAGAACTAACAATGGCATCGTTCAATCAAGTCACGCTGGTCGGCAATATGGTTCGTGATCCCGAGATCCGTTCGCTCCAGAACGGAACCCAGATCGCGAAGTTCACGATCGGCGTAACCCGCAAGTGGCAGACAGAGAATGGGGAGAAGAAGGAGGAGGCAACGTTCATCGACATCGACACCTTTGGTAAGGTGGCAGCTGTCGTTGAGAAGTACCTCCGCAAGGGTGATCCGGTCCTCGTCGAGGGTCGCCTCAAGATGGAGCAGTGGGAGAAGGATGGGCAGAAGCGCAGCAAGCTCATCGTTGTCGCCAACAGCCTGCAGTTGCTGGGCAAGCCTGTGGACACTGGCGCTCGTCAGCCCATCCAAGGCAGCAGCCCAGCCGCAGCTCCGGCCCCGCAGCCGGTGGCTCAGGATGATGTTCCGTTCTGAACGGAATTGACACGCACCATGCTCGGTGTTAAACACCTCACGACCAATCGGGAGATTGGGAAGTGAACGCAGTGGTGAGTCTCGTCCGACCGTTTCGGACGGGTGACAGTCGGGAATAGACCGACACCTCTTTCCTCTTGAAGGACTTCATCGGAGAAACGCTCGCAGCATTCCCACCGAATCTGATCCGAGTTCTGGCACGAACCGGAAGGGGAGCCGCAGCGAGGAACATGACCCACGACGAGGTGGCTCAGCGTTCAGGCCTCAAGAGATCCAAGATACGCCAGTTGTCCGCGCTTCAGTCATGGGACACGGTCGCCATAGCTGATGCGGACGCCTTCCTGAAGGGCTGCAACGTGACGCTCAGATCCCTATGGAAGCAGCGGGCATTCCTAAGACGGAGCCTCGACCCAAGGGTGACATCAACCCCGCTGGCCTACGCCGTGCGCGGGAAGCGGGTCCCAAGGCCGCCATCTGCAGAGGCTTTGGTGCGCGCAGCCTTGAGCCGCTCCGTCCGGCGCGCGTAAGCTTCAGCTTCTTGGGGCGCAGCTGCTTGATCTTGGTCTTGATCATGCGGAGCGCCTTCGGGCCTCGAGTCAAAGCCCTGATGCGGCGCATAGCGGCAGGCATTCCACCAGCCCGCTCGGACTTGGGCTTGATCCCATCGACCAGCTTCTTAATCGCAACGTCACCGCGATCAAAGACGGCTCGCTGCTCTGGGCTCATGCGCGAGCGCAGTCCAATCTTCTCGTCCGAAGACAGCATGCGACCGAACGCCTTCTGCTCTGGGAACTGAGACTTCAGCGACGCCTTCACCGCAGACCAAGGATCGCCAACTCCAGTGGCAGCCTTCACTTCAGCAGCCTTGTTCAGTAGCTGCTGAGCGCCAGCATTATCGCCTGCCGCACTGGCGGCGACCGCACGCCGTATCAGAGAGCTGAACTGGGTCGGCTCCATTCCGCCTCCGCCACCGCTGGTCTTTAGCTCTAGGCTTCCAGCATTCCTAGAAGCAACGCGAACCGCATCTGAAACCGCATCGCGAGCGGCAATAGAAGGGATTCGATTGAGCGCTGGGCTGACAACAGGAAGCGTTCCTCGCACCGCAGAGAGCACTGCTCCAGCGTAGTCTCCGGTGGCGGTTGCGTACTTGATGGATCTCGAAAGCGTCGAAATCGCACCAAGCTGCGGGCTGAGCTTCGTGAGGTCGGTGAGGTCGGCTCGGTTCTTCTGAGCACCAACCAGACCGGCAGCAATCTCTCCCCAGTAGGGAACCATTCCCGCAATCGCAACACCGCCAAGCTTGGCCATGTTCTTCGCGGACGGATCAGAGATGACATCCCTGAATGTGGTCTGCGAATACGGCCTTCCAGTAATGATGCCATAGGCAACACCCTTTGCCTCGTTCGCTGGGATTCCAGCCAGCATCAACAGCAGGAGAAGTGCAACGAGTGCCGCGAGTTGAATTCCACCAGCAATGACCTTGTCCTTGCGCTCTGTGCTGATCGAGGAAAGGCCCTCGAGGGTTCCAAGCCAGTTCGACATCCAGCCTGGGAATCCGATCAGGAACCGAATAGCTCGTCCGAATCCACCGCGAGTCTTGATTACATCTGCACGAGCAGAATCGACAGGAAGGTTGGAAGCTGCCAACGCACGCATCAAAACGTCTGCTTCAGCATTCTGATCAGCTATAAGCGGAACCGAGTAGATGTCCTGACCCGCTTTGCGAGCCGCTTCGACACGCTTGTGGTAGTCGGCCATCAGGAACTCAATGCTCCCAGCTGGAACCAGCATGTCCTTCAGGATGATCAGCTGCTCAGGCGTCCAGCCAGCGTTCTCGAAAGCTTCCTGAGGAGTGATGACATTGTCTGGGTTGGCCCAGTTGTCCCAGCCAGGATTACCTGACTTGGAACGAACCTGCATCATGCGCTCACCGGCCATGAACATCACAGCCAGATGCTTCTGCAGGGTCCTCGTGATCTCGGTGTTGGCGAGCTCGTCAGCCTTGGGCTGCATGCTCATCATAAACTCCCGCAGAGAGGCTACCGCTCGATTGGAGAACATCTTGTCGATCGCCCTAGCCGAAGGGGAGTCGACTTCTCCAGGCTGACGAACCACGTTGCCGTAGGTTCCCATCTCGGAGATCAGCTTGGCGCTTTCAAATGGGCTGACGGTTTCAGGTTCCCATCCACCAAGCTTGGCAATCTGAGCAACACGAGCGTATTCGTCGGAGACCCTGATGAACCTCTCGGCGAAGACACCGAACGCCCTTCGGTTCTTGCGCATGATTGCAGACAGGGTCGGGTTGGTTACGATCGCCCTCTCGACAAGACGCAGCACCGGCTTTGTCCCAGCAGTCAGGAGCGCGCTCGCCATCGCCCTAGGATATGACTTGAAAGACAGGCCTCGAGTCATCGACCTAGCCACAACATCTCCACCGGCTACGCCGAACAGATAGTTCGTGATCGGAACCATCGGCGTCGTGAGCAAGAGGATCTTCTGAGCAAGACCGGCTTGGCCCAGGAGTCCACTGTCGTCGTGGACATTGATGCCCTGAACCCGCTGGGTGAACGTGTCGCGAAGGGTCTGGACTAGGCTAAGCAGCGTCTCTGCCTTGGATCGATCGATGTAGAACTTGCCGCTCTTGATGTCTGCCTTCAGCGATTCCGGATCATTCTTCATCCGCTCGCCGATGTTGATGATGTACTGCTTCAGCGCGGACTCGACATCCATCATCTGACGAGCGATCTGAATCAGGGAAGGAATCTGGGCGGCAACCAGAAGTCCATTGATCTCTGCGTCCGTAGACAGCGTGTACGAATAGAACACCCCAGGTGCCACCATCTTGCCACGAGGCTTGGTGAACTGGTTCAGCCCATCAACAACGCTGACGATTGCAGTTTGGGATTTATCGTTTCCACCACTGATGGAACCATTCGAGCTCTCTTCGACGTATTTGCGAGCTTCCTGCTGGCTGACGAGCTTCTCTTGGTCGATCGCGATCGAGAACTTGCGCACCTCATCGAGCAGGCTGCGCTTAATATCGGACTCTATGTCGGACATCGACGCAGCTGCAGGGCTCATGTCGGCGATCTGACTGACAAGCTCGTCGGTCGTAGTCGGCAGCAAGGCTGGGTTCTTTCGCCAGCGGATCGCCAGCTGCTCGTAGATCTTAGCGTAGTTGCTGGTGTTCTCGAAGTCGCTGTTGGTCTCAGCAACGTACCGCCTCAGGACCTTGCTGAACGCAGTGGGATCATCGAAGATGGCCTCGATCGCCTTCAGCTGAGCGTCCTCATCCTTGATGCTGTTGACCGCGTCGAGGACCTTCTGAACGTAGAAACCTGGAGATCCAACGTGGTTCTCCCTGCGGAGTCTGCGAGGAGTTGTTGCGGCACCTGCGGCGAATGGCTTTCTGAATACATTCCCCTCCCTGATGAGGTTCGGGAAGTGCTTGATGATTCCTCCAACAAAATCACCGCTGGCTACACCGTAGACCTGATCCGCAAAGCGTGCCTGCAATTCGATGGACGCTAGGTCCTCCTTGGTCACGATGTGACCGAATGGAGTGGCCTCTCCAACCTTGATCATAGGATCCCTGTCGTTCTGACGGGAGTTGAGCAGCTCGTTAGCAACCTCCTCCTGCCACACCATAGGATCCATCCCAGGATGAGACTTGATGGCGCGATACTGAGCGACCTTCAGAGCCAGAGCTCCGAAGAACTTATTGGCTTTGACTGCGGATAGCTTCTTCTCGAGCGAGTCTTGGATGGCATTCAGCAGAGACAACCTCTTGCCCATAGGCCCAGGAATCATTCGAGCCAGAGCCATCCGGTTCACCAGAGCTTTGACTCCAGGGAATCTCCTACCAAAGACGAATGGGTTCAGCCATCCAGCGGTAAGCGCGGGAGATGCGGTCTGAGCACCGTAGTTCCGCAGCCTATCGCTGAGCTGCTTGAGAGACTCAAGCTCCACTGGATCAACAGCAACAGTTCCTGAGGCCAGCTGCTGAAGGCGCGCCTGCACTGCGGACACAAGCTTGTAGAAGTCTATGCCAGCCTTTGTGTCGGCAGCGACATCGAGCTGAGGATTGAAGAAGTACTCCTGACCATCGATCACCCATCGCTCACCACGTCCACGCGGATCAACTGTTCCAAGGATCTCTGGGTTGGAGTAGCCAAGGTTCTTGGTAGCGGTCGCGTACGAATCCTTGAACTCGGGAGATGCAACGACGCTCTCGAGCAGAGCGATCTGCTCAAGCGTAGCTGCGAACTCGTTGTCGATCCGTTCGATCTCAAGGTTCAAGGCCTTGAGGCGCTCCAGCTCAGCCTCCTTTGTGGACCTCTCCCTGTAGTATCGCTTCGCGAAATCCTCTATCGACACCTTCTTTGACTTCGCAGCAGGAGAAGTAGAGGCCAGCGCGAAGTAGTCCTCGAAGGCTTTCCTGTCTGCCGCAGCAAGATCGAGATTGGCCTTGTAGTCCTTGATCGTCTTGAGCGAAGAGGCGAGGCCGCGATAGGACTCAAGAACGGAACGCTTACCAGAAGCCGGAGGCGTCAGAAGCTTTGCGATCGTCTCTGGAAGGACCTTGCCAACGAGCACGTTGTTATCGACGACGTACTTGAGGATCGCGTCGTTGTTTCCGGCCGCCTTGGATGCAGCGATGACCGAATCAGGAACCGCATCGGAGATGATGTCTATCGCCTTTGAGACATCCGCATTCTGCTTCTTTATGTAGAGGGCCGCGTTGGTTGCGTTGACCTTGGCCTGCTCCAGCGCCGCATCGACTCCAGAGAATGTCCGCAGCTCGTCTCGAATGTACTTGGAGTAGTCCTTAAGCAATGCGCGCTGTGCGGTTTCAGCAACCTGAGCAGCAGACTTCGCAGCCATTGCCTCAGCAAGCATTGAGATAAGGCGAGGCGATGTCATCTGCTCTCGCAGTGCCTCGAGCTTGGCATTTTTCTTGGCGAGAACGTCTAGGATGTTCTTGCCCTGATTCCACACCGCATAGCTGAAGCTGCCCTTGTTCGGATCGTTTGCATTGATCAACGACAGCGGAATGGATGTCGTTGAGATTTCGTTCAGCGACTTCAGCCAGCGCATCCCACGCTCAGCAGATTCAGAGAGTCCAGCCAGCTGTGCTCCAAGCCCTGCTGGAAGGAGTCCGCGCTGCACTGATGCCGACTGCTCAATGGTTGTGACCTGAGACTGCTCAAGTCCTGGCCTGCGTGTTTCTGATTCAACCTGAGCTCGCGTCTTGAAAGGAGTCTTCGAGTACCTGATGTCTGCTGACTGAAGATTGAACCGCTGGCTCAGAGGGATGACGTTGCCGGAGTCGTCATAGGTAACTGGATCAGCCAGCTTGGCCTGTCGTGATGCTTTAATAAGAATCTCAGGAGCCCCATACGAAAATCCTCCAGCACCATCGGCAATTACAGCATCTGCATTCGACCTGCTTGCCAACTCGTCAAACGCTTCACCCTGTTCAACAGAACCATACTCTTCAGAGAGCTCTTGATAAACATCACGAAGAGCCCTTTGAACATCAGTGGTTCTAGCGTCGAGGAGGTTTTCGGACTTCAGGTAGAACCTGCGAGGGGTTCCGTACCTCCTCGCGTAACCAATATCTGGAGTGAAGTAGAAACCCCTGCCCAAATTGCCGCCGTCATATTCGCCGTATTCAAGCTCCTCTCCCCTGCTTTCAGCCTGCTCGGCGAGTGATAAGAATCTGTTAAACGCAGTCTTTGATGCATGATAACCAGACAATGCGTACCCAGCAAGGCGAGCAGCCTCATCTACGAGGCGCTGCGCGGCACCAATGTCTCCAGCTTGAACAGCAGCCAAATACTCCGCATCAAGCGACTGCATTGACTGAGTTGCCGACATTGCGGAAAGCGTCTCGACCACCTCGTTCCCATTGACTGTGTATGTCGTCGATGGGCGGGACACACGCGCATGAACCTTGGCTACTGCTTTGGCAGCGATGTACTCAGCGGCCAATCGAGTGAGCCGAACACCCTTGCTGTTGGCCCACGCAAGCACGCGACCGGTGATGCGCTGGAACCAGTTGCGTCCCCTCCAAGCCTTGGCCAGAAGCTCGACCTTGCGGGCGTCCTCTTCGCGAGAGACTGCGGCAGGATCGTACTCAAGTCGGGCAACCTCAGCAGCGATCTCGGCAGCCTCATCTGGCGTGACCTGTGAGATCTCAGCGGCAAGCTCTCCATTCGCGTTCGCGGCTTCGGACTCCTCGTGAAGCAGGACCGTGTCGATGTCCGCTGCGGAGGAGACCTTCGCGGAGTTGATCTCGATCCTAATGATTCGACCGTCCGCTTTGCTGATGAAGATCCGGCCATCGAAGTTCGCGTTGGGGTCGTTCACCACACGAACCAATCCGCCAGATTGAATGCCGAACCGAGAGAGAAGGCGATCCTCAACAGCAGCAACAGTCAGTCCGGTTGCTGGGCCGACATTGCGGCTGAGGAACTCAAACGGCTCCTCTGAATTGCTTTCATACTGATCTGCGATGTAGCCAAGGCCATCAGTTCCAGTCTTAGAGTAGACTTCCCACGCCTTTTCAAACCCTTCATTGAAGAGCTGCTGCCTTATATCAGGGTCTAATATTTCTCTGCCAAGAGCCAGACCGATGACTGTTCGATCAATCTCAGAAATCGACTTATCAAATACCTGTCTAAACCGAACTTTGTCTACAGGCCTTCCGAAGTTGTTTTCCTCAGCAACAACAGTGTATTCGATAAGTTTATCAGACAGGATGCTATTGAGAGTGAACGCGTCTCCTCTTCCACCAATAGAGGCACCAACATCAATGCCGCCAACTGTGGAAGGAACTCCAGTTTCAGACATCGGGCTTCTCGCGAAAGCGCCAACACCAATACCACCGAGGGCCTCAGTCTCACCACCCTCGTCGGTCTGTCTAGTCGGAGCGGCAGTCTTGGAAAGCGGGTCAGTGGATGCCCATTTAATGTAGTCCTTTATCAGCAGGCTTTGCGCGTCACTGACTTTGAAATTTGCGCTCTGTTCTGGATTCTGAAGTCGCCTTACAATCGATTGAAGGACCCTCTTGGTCCACATCTTGGAGATCTTCGTGTCGTCTATTAGTAGACCTGGATAGTTCCTGCTGAGAGTTATCGCGATCTGCTTCGGTCCTTCCAAGATTTGGAATGAAGCGCTTAGGAAAATCCTTTCCTCTCTTGTGAGGTCGTTCTCAAAAGCCTGCCGCTCCGCCTTTTCCTCTTCGGACTCAGAACCGGTTTTGGTCCTGTTTAAGAGGCTCATGTATCGCTGATACTTCGGAGAGCTCTCGAAGTCCTGAAGCGATGCCAGAGCACCTTCCTGATCTGGTGTAAGCTTGTCAGATGTGTCGCTATCCTGCTCATCGACAACAGGAGCTTCGGTCTTCGTGAATGGGTTCTTGCCCTTCTTGAGCACCACCGTCTCGCCTCGCTTCTTGCCATCGGCATTGACGCGTTCAACCCGAACTCCGCCGTCAGGAAGCGAAGTAAATGTGAGGCGATCTCCCAGCGAGATGCCATTTGCCTCGGCGTTGGTGATCTTGGTTTTGCGCTCTGCGGACTTCTTGGTTTCAGACTCAGCACCAACCACCTGAAGCTGAATGGTGAGACTGCCATCTTGGTTGATGCTGGCGGGTCCAGCGATCTTGGTTTTACCAAGAGGCTTTCCTTCTTTGAGCGGGCCGAACACCGAAGACTTCAGCTGAACAAAGTCGCCAGCCTTAATGGTGGATCCGTCTGCGTAGACAATGGTTGTCTGCGCCAAGGGAGCAGGAGCTGCTGGAGCGGGAGCTGCAGCGGGAGCCTTCGGTGCGGGTGGAGCGAAAACGGTTCGCGAAACATAAGCCTCTGGGGCAGCCGCAGCGCCCTGAGCGTTGATCCTCAGCGAGGAAACAAGTTCACTGAATGCGTCTGATGTATCGTCCCTAGTTCCAGACTCCTTCTGAACCCTAAGCACCTCATCGTGGTCGGCCTTTGTGATATAGCCAAACTCAAGGGCCTTCTTTGTCAGCGTTTTAAGGCGCGAAGGAGACTCAAGGTTGTTCTCTGCATCCTCTACAGCAGAGATGAAGCTTGAGCGGTCTTGATCCTGCCCGACTGGAGCAGGAGCAGTAGCAGGAGCAGCTGGCTGAGCTGGGGCGGCCTGTTCTGATGGCTGAGCCTTGGATTGAGCGGAAAGCTCCTGATAGCGAGAGACCAAGCCTATCGCCTGACGAAGCTCAGGGATCGACTGGGACTGCCATCCATACTTTTGTCCGGCCTCGAAGATGGCCCTTGATCGAGCAGAGCGTGTCGGAAGGGCGTTTGCGGCGTTCAGCTCCGCCTCGTAGGCAGCAATATCAGACGGAAGTTTGACCCGTAGAAGGCCAGGATTGTTTGGATCCCTTGCGAACTCCTGCTCCGCGATCGTCTGGCCAGCACGATAGGAATCGTCCTGCCAAGGCTGCGTCTGAGCAGCCGCTACTTCCGCCCTTCCTGCGACATCTGCTGGAACTTGTCCTTGCCGTACTTGCGCCGCCCGATCCACGCGGCCAGCGCCTTGGGCTCCTTGACCCCCTTCTTGGACAGCTGGTTGACGAGCTTCTGGAACTTGGACTGTGGCTTCATTGATCTGTTGGAGTTGGCGTTGTTCTTGTGCGCGAAGATCTCGGAGGCGCTGGGCGACCTCTGGGCTCATTCCTAGGGTCTGCCTAGGCTCTGGAGCTATCGGCCTCGTGGCGGCCCCATAGCGGCTCGCCTGAGCGGCTTCCAAAGCGGCAAGCTGTTCGTCAGGAGACCTCTGAAGCGCTGCGGCTGCATCCTGCCTAGCCTGAAGCAGTGCGCTTTCGCTATTTGATCGGCGTTGAGACTCCTCTCTGACATTCGCCATTGCGGCTGCTGTCAGCCTGTTCTGCTCTGACGTGGCGGTTACGAACCTGTCTAGTCGGGCTGATAGATCGATCAGAGGATCGACTCTTCGATCCACCACATTTGCACCAATCGCAGCTTCGATGCGTCGATTCAGAAGCTGAATGATTCTCGGAGAAACGGAAAGGAGCTCGTCCCTCCTTACTGTGTCTTGATTAGGATCAGACTCGATGGCGTTCAGTTCAGACTGTGCGGCATCAAATAGCTTCTGTATCTCTGGGTTGATCGGAGGAAGCTCTGACCTCTGAATACGACCTGAGAGAATCGCCTCGTCGATTGGGCTCGTGACTCCAGATGTCGAAAGCACATCTCCTGCAGCACCTGTAGTTTCAATGGGTCCAGCTCGACGCGGTTCAACAACAACATCGGGCGTCGGCTCGGAATACATTCCAGCCTCGATTGCTGCCCTGCGAGCTGCAGCGTTATTTGGACGGGCCGTTCGGAACGGAACGCCAACACCTTTGTAGGTCTGTCCGATTCCACCTTCAGGCGAGACCTGAGTTCCAGATGTGTCGACTGTCTCTTGGAAAGGCGCTCCATAGACAGCGCCGACATCGCCACGATCAACAGACCTAGCTCCAAGACGACCAAAGTAATCCTGAAGCTCCTGCTCCAGCCGATCCTCTCGGCGGGCATCTGCAAGTCTTCCGATGCCAGACTGGGTGCCGCCTATTGCGCCACCAATGAAACCACCAGTGAGTCCAGCCCCAATGACTCTAGTGGCCGCCTCTTGTGCGGTTGGAAGACCGCCTCCACCAGCTCCGACAGAGAGTATCGAAACACCCTCCTGCCCAGCCTCCGTGAGTCCTTCTGAAAGAATGTCTTTTCCAACTCCTCTTGCGAATCCACCGACACCGCGTTGCGCATATTGCTGAGCGAGCTCCTGAGCAATGTCACGCGCTTCACGCTGCGCAGCCCCAGCGATCCCAAGTACAGGTGGTACAGATTCCCTGACTGCGCCTTGGGCGATTCTCCTAGCGGTGCCAGCTGGAACGGCTCCGATCGTCTCCAGCGCACCAGAAAGAAGACCACCTCCAATACCAGCAGCACGCTGAAGGGGGCCAGTTTCTCCAGTAGCCTCAACAATTTCTCCGTAGATAGCACCGCCCTCTTGAGGTGCAGTGGTGATAATGGGAGCAGCAGCTCCCGTCAGCGTCTTGCCAGCTCCAAGAAGTCGGAGAGCTCCTGCGGTCGGGGCAGTGGCGAGGATCTGAGGAATCTGTTGAATCACCTGCGCTCCAAGAAACCCAGGAATATCACCTGCGGTCTCGATTTCTGAAATCGACTTCGGAGCTGTGGTTGGAATGTCGGCGAGCCCAGACACCTCACTTCCGGCTTCGCGAAGACGGTTCGACAAACCTCCAGGGATCGCGGATGCGGCCAGTCCAGCCAAGCCACCAACAACTCCTGGCCCAAACACAGACCCAAGCCTAGCCAACTCAGCGGGACTTTCCGGAGTCAGTGCGGAAGCGAACTGCAGCGTGCCTCCGGCCATTCGAGCGATCCCAGAACCAAGCTGGCGACCAAACTCAGTTCTCCCAAGGAATGGGATTTCCTTGTCTGACTCGTATGCCTGAAGCGTGTCTAGTCTGTTCTGAGCTTGGCGTCCCTCCTCTCGGAGCTGTGCCATCTGGTCCTGAAGGCCAGATCGCTTGTTCAGGTAGCCAATGATGTCGGCGTCGGAGTAGCCAGCTTTTCTGGCGCTTGGCGCATCAAACCCCTGAACGCCTGAGATGAAGTCCGCGATCTCAGAATCGCTGTAACCCGCAGCCCTAGCTCCAGCCCAGTCGAATTGTGGCATGGCCTTTATGGTTGTATCTAGCGAGCCGGATTATTCTGCAGCCAGAAACGGCCAAGAGGATTAATCGTAGCTGCGTTTGTTCCTACACTAAAATCAACTCTAGCTGGATTCTGCCCTGACATATTGGTTGATACGAGAGGATCCAGAACAGATGAAGGAAGCCTATTTGTACCATCTATCCCAGTTGGAGCTGGTGTCATTTGCTGAGGATCAGGAGATGATATCCCATACATCGCCTGCATCTGCTTTCCGACGAGCTCGGCGGCAACTTGCGGAACAGATTTCGACTTATTCTTAGAAAGCTCATCTAGAATCATGTCCGTCATCGGAGAGTTCCATGTAAATGCACCACCGAGCGGGCCTGTTGCCTGCTGGTAGTAGTCCTCGATCGCTTTCTGGACCGCAGTTCCGTACTCCTTCTGACGTTCCTGTTGCTGACTCAGCCGCATCATGCGCTCCTCAGGCGTAGCCATCATGTTGGGATTGGCCTGCAACAGATCAAAGTACCTCTGGCGCTCCGCAGGCACCTTCTCATAAGGCAAACCGGCCATACGCTCCTGAGTCTTCATCATCGCTTCTTGTAGGCGGCCTTGCTCGCGAATGGCGTCGGCCCGATTCACAGCCTCAAGACCAGCAATGCGGGCCATCTCGTTTTGATAGGTTCCCCTGTTGCGAACGTCTGTCTCGCCAATGCCGATCTGGCCACGACGATACTCGTTTATGCCCATCACGTCCTGACCGCGAATGCCGAGCTCGCCCTGACGATAGCGATCCAACGCCTCGCCCTCAGATCGGCGAATGTTGGTGTTCGCAACTGCATTGAGATAGTTGCGGTAGGCGTTCTGCTCTGCGGCGTTAGCGGCCTGCTGGGCCACGCGATTCGCCATCAGAGAGTCGAGAGTAGATCCGTAGGTTGCCATATTTCAGATGAGATTAGGGGTTGCCGTAGGACACCCCGTAGTTTCCGAAGAACTGAGGTGTTGGTGATCCGCCGTAGACGCCGTAACCGATCGGACCAGTCAGCCCTACGCTAGGGGCCATTATTGGCTGAGGCGTGTAGGTCGGCTTGGGAAGACCGTAGAACATCGGAGACCTCTGCGCTGGCTGTTGCTGGCGCTGACCACCGCCCATCAGTCCTCCAAGAAGACCTCCCGCCCCACCGCCACCACCGCCACCAACCAAGCCGCCACTGTAGAGCGACATGGCAATATCCAGGGCTGAGTTGAGGCTCTCGTCCACAGCGCCAGCAGCTGCAGCCCATTTGTTCCGCTCCTCTTTGAATCCAGCAAGGTTGGATTTGTTGACGTCGCTGAGGCCACCGAGCTGGCCAATCTCACTGGCTCTGGACTGCTGCAGCGCCTGAAGCGGGTTGAGCTCCAGCTGAGCAAGGCCCAGAGGCATCTGATTGCGGTAATCCATCAGGCCGAGCTGCTGATTGATGTTCGCACCACGCTCACTGGCTGCACCTGCTGCGGCTGGGTTCAGGCCAGCGAAGATCTGGCTGGCAATCGGAGCGCCAAATGCACCCAGATAGCTCGACCGCTGCTTGTCCATGTAGCTGCTGGAAGGACGACCAGCGTAGCCAAGTCGAGAAGCAGCCGCCTTGTCGGCACGAGACATTCCTCCACCCAGCTGGCCAAGAAGCTGGTTGAGCGCAGCAAGGTCTCCTTCGCGGGTGCGCTCACGATCGGACAGGTAGCTGGCCTGTCGCAGTCCGCCAAGCAGCCCTCCAACCTCGCCCTCAGTCTGCTGAGTGAGACGTCGGGCCTGATTGATGGCGTCCCTGTTGGCCCTTTCAAAGTTGCTCAGTGACTGTCCGGCTTTGGTTCGGTAGTCGGTCATTCCGCCGACCGAGGTGTCGATCTGGCCCTGAAGCTCTGGGCTGTTGTAGATCCGATTCAGTTTCGGTGGACTGAACGCGTCGAGCACACCCCCAAGATTGAATACTCCTGCCATAAGCGTGTTGTTTTACCTAGAGTTGATGGTTCTTCAGTGCCAAGTGCTAGAAATAGTCGCCATGCGAGGTTCTCATCCCGATGGTCATCTCGTTGAGCGACACCGCCCCTCCTATGACCGGCCCCTTGTTGGCATCAGCCACCATGATTCGGAACCCGATCTGAGAGCCTGTCCTGAAGAACTGGAACGTGGCCATCCGATTGGGCCGCTTATTGGCAGCTATCAACGCCGCCTCAGCTTCGGTCGATAGTCGGTCGATAGGACGAGGCGCGCTGCCCTGCCAGATGAGCTGCCTCGGCTGGGCTCCATAGCCGACATCGGCGTGCAGCTTTGCCGCCTTGGAGTCCGCCACGTCAGGCGCATCGTACTCAACCGCAATACGACTGACCGTCTTGTTGTTCGGACCGCCCATATCCTGAGAGTCTGTCTGAAGGATGGTTACGTATCCTCGGTCCTCGTAGGCCACGTAGTATGGGCTGTCCGTGGTGCGACAAGTGGTAGTGGTTGGGTGATCAATCGAAGTCCACGTGTCAGCAGCAAACGATCGGTACTGCTCATCACGGATGCACAGCTCCCTGCCGTAGAAGTCTGGGTCGTATTCCTTCAGGCACTTGTCCTGAGACGAGGCCATGATGAACTTGTAACCGTTCGCACATGGCGTGCAGTCGGGCTCAATGGATGGATCGCTGTTCGCCAGAGCACAGAGCGAGTTTGCCGACGGATCAGCCTCGTAGTTCTCGGGGCTGTTCTTGATGTACAAAAGGCTGGTATTCAGCACGAAGTTGGCTGGGAATGGGTTCCCCTCTCGATCCCCAAGCCTTCCTCCGGTGGAGGGATTGCAGACGCCAAGATCGGCCAGCCAGCGCCTCACGCTTACCTGATAAGCCGGAAGGTGAGAACAGAAGGCAGTGAATCCAGAGTCAACGATGCAGGCCTTCTGCGTGTCCAGCTGAAGGATGAGGGTTCGCTGCGGCACCAGCTCGTCATCAGCGCACCAAGACATCCACACCTGACGGTCCTCTTCGTTGTAGCCGCCAACGACGTTGTAGCAGGCGCTGCGGTTGACCTTGCCGTAAGCGCCAAACGTGGTGTTCGGAATGCTGCCGAGGTACTCGGCCCGCACTCCTTCGTAAATCGCACCAGAGGCCTTGAAGAGCCATTCAATGCGCTGAGGGCTTCGGTCCAGTTCGCCAAGAGCGTAAAGGGTATCTTCACCAGCGTAGATGTGGATTGACCCAAGGTTGACCAGCGAGTTCTGGAACCTCAGGGCTGATGGTCCTCGGTAGACCTCCCTGAAGTTGAAGACCTCCTCGCCGCCCACGAGGTTCACATCGTAGATCGCCTTGTCGGTGTAGACGCGGAACTGCCCACCGAGCGGCTCCATTGCCAGCACACGCTCATCAGCGCCCAAGTCGATGTAGCCAGCCAGAGAATCCGGAAGCGGAGTGAAGCTCAGCGGGTCGTTGAAGTCGGACCAGTAGATCCGATTCACGTTCATGCTGCCCTCGGTGACCGTGTTCCCAAGGAACATGAAGCCACGCCACGCTCCGACCACCTGAGCCAACGTGATGTCTAGCGCAATGAGATCGTCTATCGGTGCAGCAGAGTTCGTTGAGGTGCCGTCTCCTATGCCCTCATGGCTCCACCAAATCGGAGAGTCCACACCGTTTGTGAAGACTGCGATGCCACCGATCTGGGCGAACTTCCATCGGGTTTCCGGAACGCCAGCCTCCGGCCGAACCCCGCCAGCGTTGTCGTAGAGGATCCTCCAGTTGCCATCCAGTCCGCTGTTGGCAAACAGGCGGGATCTGGTTCCGGCAAGGAGCCGAGTGTCCCCGCTGTCCCCACGCATGTTCCCAAGGAATGTGATGTACTCGCTCATGGATCAGGAACCAGTGGCAGTTACTGTTGGCGCGACCACGCTTATGGTTGGAGAGACCAGTGTTGGAAAGCTGGTCGCCTCTACCTCTGGCGCAGTGATGGCGATTGCGCTGAACACGGTGATCGCAACCGATACCTCAGAGCTTGCCACAACCACTGGATTCACCACGTAGACCGTGGGCGACGTCAGCGATACCGATGCAACATCTGGGAAGTCTGGGAACTGATCATGCAGATCCTCATTCATCGCAGTGCAGATCACGATCGAGTCGATGATCGCACCACCAACTGCAATGGCCTCGATCTTCAGCTCGTGGCCGTGAACCGTGCATCGGAGAGCTCCAAACCGTGGAGGGTTGTCCACCACAGAGCCGGTCGTGCTCTGGTTGAAGTTGTAGAGATTGGCTCCACCAATGCCCGCGACAATGTATGGCAGCGGCGTGGTTGATGACGGCTTGTCCAACCACCTCTGGTAGTTGTGTGCGTGACCATTGATGACCACGTCAGCGCCCCAGCCATAGAAGTCCCAGTTCAGGTTGATGAACGAATAGCCAGAGGTGCTGGAGAAAGGCGGGTGATGGAACACCACAACCTTTACCCGAGCCTTGCTGGCGGCGAGCTGAGCCCTGAGCCAGTTCGCTTGGACGCTGACGCTGTTATTGCCATCCGGCTCGAACACGGTTCCGTTCGTTCTGTAGCCAGAGCTGACAATGAAGAACCCAACATCTCCACGCTGGAACGTGTAGTAGTTCTTTGTGTTGTTCTGAAACAGGTGAGGGAACTTGCTGCGAAACCACTTCGGCCCTCCCACTGCGGTGCCGTCGAAGTCGACGTCGTGGTTGCCTATCGTCGGGTAGAACGAGTTGCTGGTCAGGTAGTCTCCATAGTACCCAACCACCACGTTGTTGAAGACCTGATTCGCCGACTCAAGGCTGTTGAGATAGTCAGCCGTGTAGGTGGTTGTGTCAGAGAATACGATCGTTGAGTCCGCCGTAATCGCTGGGCTGACACCGTAGACATTGTCTCCGGCAGTGACGATGAACTCCGGATTCCAGCTCTTTACCAGATTGGAGACAGCCAGCTCATTCTCATTTCCAACGCCATAGTCGGAGATGACTGCGAAGGTCATGTCGGTCATTGGCTCGCTAAGCGCAAGACGACGCCATCCTCCAAGACGACGGAGCTGTCCTCGAGAGTCTCCGATCGCATTGACGATCAGTCGGAACGCTCCCTCTTGAGTTCTTCCGGATGGAGACCTCAGATCAAGCTGGCCAGCGCTGAGCGCAATGGAAACGTCCTTTACTGGAGGAAGTCGCTTCATGCCTCGCGGGTGGTTCTCATCATGTACCAGATAGCCACAGCGGGCTGGACGATGCTTACGGGAGAGACCGTTCCAGAGTCCGTTGAGTCGACCGCGATTGCGTTGGTGGTTCCGATGAATCCAGTGTTTCTGGCTCCGCTGCTGCCAGCCTCCACAGACCTCAAGACTGACTGCCCCCAGGACTGGTTGTTTGGATCGGTCCAACGCCTCTGGATGAAGGTTAGATCATCATCCCCGTCGTAGTTCGGGGTCCATGTGTCGCCGACGCCATGATAGTGATCCTTGGTGGGGATATTGCTCTGGCCTATGGTGATCGTCTCAGTGCCGAATACGGACCCATCAACCGAACGATTCGTTAGACCAGCACCAGCGCCACCTCCAACAATAACTCTGCCACGAAGATCAGGGGTGCCGCTTGTTCCGTCACAAAGCACCCAGAAAGGCGTTCCGCTTGTGTCCCCTGCATCCCTTCCGAGCATCTCGATGGTGCTCTTCACCGTGGCCTCTGGAGCCTTGAGGTAGTAGGCCAAAATGGTCCCAGGGGGAGGCAGGAACATCGCCTTGAAATCGGTCGTGGCATTCCCATTGGAGGTGAATGCCCAGTCGAACCACAGCTTCATCTTGCTGCTGAGGCCGAGAAGGTTGGTCAGCCTGTCGCAGATCGATTGATTCTGTCCCGCAATGACGAATGAAGAGCCTGTTACCGGCGAACTCATTCCACGGTCCTACGACGGCCCACACCAAGCCGCAAGACGGAGTCGCCTTTACTGAAGCCGGTGCAACCCGTTGGCCCAATAGACCCTGCAGTTCCTTGCAGCCGCCGCCACGTTCACACCGCCAGCGTGAACCCTCAATGTTTGTCCAGTTGCCGGAAGGTTTGTCGTGTGAGTGGCCACGAGAGTGGCGTTGATATAGAACTTCACCTCGGACGGGGTGTAAACGATGCCAAATGTCTTGGCCGATGTTCCAACCGCCACCCCAGTGTCCGTGACCGTGCTGGAAGAGCCTGTTCCAGCGCAGGTTACTGCCTTCCAGTTGGTATCTGGGGCTTCCGACGAATACCTGAAGATGGCTAGATGCTGGTTTGGCGTGTCAGAGCTGAGATTCCCAAGCGTGGTGCCGGCAAGACCTACCCAGAACCGCATTGAAGTGGTGTCTGTGGAGATTTTGGCGTTGATGTAGTGCCTCACCTCGTGGTCCGAGATGAAAATCGCTCCAGATGACCACCCAAACGTGCTGCCAATGCTGGCTGCGCTCACCCAATTCCGTCCAAGAAGCTCCGTGGCCGAACCTCCGATGTTCGATGCCGTTCCATTGTCGCTGGCACCATAGCCAAGCGACGTTTGCTGGGCTGAGGCCGTGTTCGGAACGTAGATGCAGCGGCTCCAAGTCAGGAAATCGGTCTCGTTGTAGGCGTTCGGATCGAGACCAGTGATGTCACTGACCGTTAGAGCCCTCTGCTCGGCGTTCCCAGACGAGTTTCCGATGAAGACGGTCTTGTTGGATAGCGCTGGGACGTCGTTTGTGCGCCCAGGACCCAGAACCAGCACCTCTCCATTGTTCGCCGCCTTTGTCACCCTGCCGATGTTCTGGATCAGATTGGGATAGGACGGCTTTGTGAGTGTGAAACCGCCCCCTGCGGCCACGTAGACGGTCTGGCCAATGGTTGCCGTGGAGGTATTGATTCCAGTGACAGTTCCGATGACATGGATGTAGCCATTGGCACCGATTGCGATCTGGTCCTGAGCCACACCAATCGCTGGCATCTTGGCCGAGTTGGCGGCATCAGCTGGGGCAATGTCGATGTGGGTTCCGGTGCGCGATACGATGTAGACTGGCGTGCCTTTGGCGATGGTGCTTCCAGAGGTGTTCTTGACGAACTCCCACACCGCAGCCGAATGCAGCGAGTAATATCCCTCAATTACCCCTCCGGTGATGTTGACGTCGTCGGAGTTCTGGTAGGCCATCGTCCCAAGATCCGTGATCTGGGAGCCTGTGTGGGTGTGGCCGACATTGGACTTCCCATCCAAGGCCGACTGAGTTGCCGAGCTGATCGGCTTTGCGATGTCTGATGTGTTGTCGACGTTGCCTAGGCCAACATCGGCCTTGGTGCAGTGGCACTCGCCGTCATCTGTTGACGTTCCGGAATCCGCCTGCAGCTGAGCCAGAGATGCCTGCAGCGCCGAGACGCTTGCGAGGACACTGTCAATCTGGGACTGGAGACCAGTCGGGTCAAATGTGTCCGGAGTCGGGAGCGGTATCGGAAACTGAGCCTGAAAGCTGGACCTCCACCGCTCAACGTCCTGCCTGAATTGACGCGCCGTCTCCTCCGTGATTCGGCTCGGCAGTATTGGGAACTCCGGAACCAGCACATCTGCTGTGCCGAGACCTGTGTTCGCGCCGGTGCCCTTTCCGGCTGTTCCGGAAAGCCTTCCAATCAGGACGCTCTTATCGTTTGAGGCCATGCTTCAAAGGCTCCCCAGAAAGCGAAGCCATTGCTCGGTCCATACCACCATGTTGAATTCAGATGCGATGAGGAGTCGTGTAATGTTCCAATCAGCACCTTCCTAGCTGAGCCTGAATTACAGATCTCAAGCGGCTCTGGAATGCTTGCTTCGTGAACATCGCCGAAGCAGCAAGCGAAAGATTTCCCTTCTCAAGAAGACGCGACCAGTTCGAGAACGCATCCCTCATCGACTCGATAACAGAATCGTTGGCCGCTACGGCCCCGAACCCAACCCCGTAGTAAGGGTGGTCTTCCGGAGCCCTAGTCATTCCGTACTCAAGATGCCACGATGTCATCCTTGTGGTAAAATCAGCAGGCCCTCCGTATGGAATGACTATTGACGGCCTTCCGGTCGCCATAAGCTCGCACGCTGGAAAGTTCCAGCCCTCCAACCCAGAAAGGAAAACGCCGCAGTGATGTTGTGAAAGCATCAGCTCATATTCCGCCTTGGACAGATCTGACGTAACCACAGAGATCCTTTCATCTGCCGGATCAAATCGGCTGCAGTCAGGTGATCTCTTAAGGGTCAGGCGAACATCCGTGACGCCTTGGAATGCCCTCTTGAAGCAGCTCACAAGCTGATCCATTCCCTTCCTCTTTGGAACTCCGTTTTCCTTTCCAACACAAATGAACTTGAACGGACCAGATGTCGGCATCGGCCTAAAGACGGAATCACCCCAAAGCGGAATGACGTGAATGGGGTTCTTATAGCCAGCGTCACGAAACACGTCCACGTTGTGCCTGCTTGGGACGATCAAAGACATCCCGTGCATGAATCCGTAGCATGATTTTGGGAGCGAGCTGGCCTCCCACATCGTGAATCGGATTTTCTCGAACGCCGTTGATCCAGGGATATCCAGAACAATGTCAGGGCGCATATGGAGCCCAACCCTGTTGAGTTCCATTGCCTCAAGGAACGCAGAGCATATCCTCCCGTATCCGGTGGCCGTGTTATTTGTGGAGCAGTAAAACGAAAGCGGCTTCTGTGATTCCCTTAATGGAGGCCTTACGTTAACGGTCACCACGCGTCTGGCGGCATGACCCTTGGAGTCCTTACGAAGGTTTGTTTCTTGCGGCATTCGTAGATGAGCTGGGAAACCGCCTGATTGTAGAGCGCCGAAGACGTCTGGAAGCTCGAGATGTCCTTCGTCTCCCTGCGGTTCACTTCAGCGTCCAAATAGTATTCCACGGCGCTGGCCACGTCACGTTCCATCGACTCGTTCGGAGCCGTTCCAACAACCATCGTAGCAGGCATTGTGGTCGTGTCGTCCCATGTCCTTCGTGTTCCGGTCCACTCAACCACGATCTGCTCCGTGCTCTCGATCGAAGGAAACACGTAGATCTGGCCGCGATGCATCGACCAATAGGCCTCGCTGGCGTCAGTGCGGTACCCCTTGTCGTTGCTGGCAGAAGACGCTGGATACGTCACATTCCCGCACGTGAATCCGTATGGAACGGGGCGCATTCCGTAGGCGTTCTCAGGAAGCCCGCACTTGTACTGCCGGAGCAGCGCATTCATGCGATCGAAGTCGATGTATTTGTACTCCACATCCTGACACGCATTCGGCTCGTACGTGTTCGGAGAAACACCAACGCCGCTCGTGTAGAGCCTATCTATAGATCCGTCAACGCCATCGAAAACGTTGGCCCCGCAATGAAACGACGTAGCCGCAGAGCACACATACTCAGCGTGGTCGGTCCTAAGGCACGGCACCTTGACCTGCAAGTCTATCAAGGCGTCCTTGACCGAAAGCTTGTGTGGGAGAACGAGATTCTCGGCTTCGCCCTCAGGGAAGACCGCCGCCGCGATGTTGTTGTAGTATGTGGCGAAAGTCATCTCACTCCTTGGGCAATGCGTACCAGCCAGACGGAATCGCTACCTTGTTCTGAGACCTAACAGAGTTGCCATTCTGATCGACAACCCAGACACGAGCTTTGACGTCCTCAGCGAGTCGAACAGGCTCACCGCTTGGCACCAGAATCACGCGTGTCGCGCACCCGCTGCTCGTGAGCATCAATGCGATCCAGAAGGCGCTTCTTAAGCTCTGGCTGAGGTTTCGCATCTTGTGAGGTCTTGTCCTCCCTCGCCAGCCCTGTGAGCCAGCGAAGGAGGGCCATGACGATTTGCTCGATCCAGTTCAAGACTGGGTGGTCGAAGCAGCCTTCTTGCTCTTCAGGGACCAGATGACGGTAACAAGAGCAAGAATGCCACCAATGACTGCCTCCACGTGGGAGTTCTCAATGGCGATGCCGCGAGCTGCCAAGGCACCAGCGGAGGCCTGGAGCAGAGCGCGAACGATTACGGAGACGGTGTCTTTGTTCATAGTTATGGTTTCTTGTCCCAATGGATAATGTGCTTAATCAGAATGACCGTCGGCACGATCACGCCAAGGCAAAGTCCTAGGAACCGAAGGTATGGGTTGGCCCAGTCCATGAAGCTGAGGGCGACGCCTCCTCCGGATGTTCCAACTGCGAGAACGGCGTCCTTAACGTCGTTGGTGTTCATTGGTGAGTCACTTTTTTAGTCTTCCAGTTTGGGGTCGAGATGGTTCAGAAGATGGTTGGGCCTGATTCACTTCAGCGACGGCCACCGCAGCAGGAGCGGCGGGGGGCTTGATTGAGGCTTTGACTGGGTCCTGTGGAAGTACTGCCAGCGGTTCCACCCCTTGCCTCAAACGCTGCCGCTGCGGCGATGGCAAGACGGTCTTTTTTTTTTGCAGCTCAGCGTACTGCTCCTCTGTCAGCTCGGACACCCCACCCTTGCGCTTCTGAATCCGTTCCACTAGCGCGTCGATGATGGTCTGGTTGTCCGTGGCAATGATTCCGTCATCGCCCCCAACGTGCTGGAACATGATCGGCGAACCCGCTGACGTGAAGGCGGGATTGGAAATCATGGCCTTATGAAAGTAGCGCATCTTTGGTGAGCTTTTTCTCAGGCGATCGTCATCGCAACCCAAAATCATTGAACAAAGTGGGCTGGCCAGATCCCTCCAGCCAGCCCACCGAGTGCATCACAGTCTACGCCTGCTTAGACGTAGGTATCGGACGAGGTCCACTCGCCAGTCGTAACGGGCGCGGCAGCCTCGAAGTTTTCGAGAACGAACGAGGTCGTCTCGGTCTCAACGATGGCCGTGTAGGTCACGCTGTTGAGCTTGGTGCTGCGGGTCGGAACCTTCATCACACAGCGATAGGTGTCGTCCACAGCGGCCAGCGCCTTGAGGTCGCCAGTCTTGTTGACCACCGAGTTCGCGTCGATGATGCCCTGATAGATGCTGGTCCAGTCCAGCGCCCACAGCGACCGGCCAACGTTGGTCGTGCCAGAAGCAGCCTTCTGAGCGGCGACGTAGTCGTCGAAGAACCGATGCGTGACGATGCGGATCTCGACCTGGGGGTAATCCAGCTCGAAGCGGTAGAAGCGGAAGCCGAACGGCCCCTGCTCGCCACCCTGATTGAGCTGGTATGTCATGCGGAACACATCAGCGCCGAACTTCGCTTTGTAGTAGTTCACCATGCCGATGACGATCTGGTTGGCGAAGTAGCTGTCAGTGAACAGCTCGATGATGTCGCTCTTCACGCCCGTGGCCTCGCGCTCGCGCTGGAGGTTGTAGAGCGTGTTGAACAGGATCTGGAGGTTGAGCTTCTCGCCCTGCAGGTCGGCAACCCGACCGCACTCAGCAAGCTGCTCGTACACGCCAGTGGCATTCGCACGACGACCAATGCAACGACCTTCAGCAGGGATGTTGACAGCAGCCACAGTGGGGCTCGTGATCTGAGGCAGGCTGTTGTAGCCAGCGAGCGTCTGATCAGTGCTGTACGGCTTGTTGAAGAAGAAGTTGTTAGCGTGACGCCGTTGGAAGTCCTCGATGATCTGGCGGTTGATCTCAACCTGCTCGACATCGCCGAACTGCTTGAAGTACGGGTTGCTGTCGCGAAGAGCAGCGAGGTACTTCTGGGTCAGCTCATCCTCGCAGATCGAGTACCGAGTGGTCTCAATCCAGAAGGGAACGAGCTGGTTGGTGTTGAGCGCAGGAATCTCACTGCAGAACGACTCGTAGTCGGAGACGTTCGGAGTTCCGCGAACAGCGAGACCGAGAACCGCACCAGCCGCGAGGTTGGCGGGAATCTTGGCCTTGTTCTGGATCGAAGCGGTGGCGCTGGACCGGAAGAACGAAGCCTCGTTGCGGGACGTACAGGTCACCTGAACGTAGCTTCCATTGCCATCGGAACCAGTGGCGGCATCAGAACCAGTCACGAACGCCAGCTTGTAGGCGGTGTCCGTGGTGGTGCCGTCGTCAGCAGAGGCTCCACCGGAGACGAACACGCGCATTCCGGAGGGGAACCAGCGGGTGTCCACGGGGATGTTACCCTGAGAGTAGAACCGAAGGGCGAAGGTCGCACCGTCAGTCTGGGTCGGGGTGGCACCAGTGGCGTTCACGACGCGAACGGTCCAGTACTCGGTGTTCGCGGGGCGCTTACGGCCCATCTTGATGAACGGCTGGATCTCCCAGACGCCACCAGCCACCTGAGAGACGCTCAGCCTTTTGCCGCCGAGCACCTTCTTGTTGGCCTGAAGCAGGTCGTACATGCCGTTGGACCGGACGCCGACGGCCTTGCCGACGAAGTCAGCAGAGACGAGGTTGCCCAGGATCTTGTAGGTCGAGTCCGAGCTGCCGTAGATGGTGCTCAGGTCGCCAGACTGAAGAGGAATCGCGTTGCACGCCGTGATAGCGCCGCACGTTTCCACGTTGGTTCCGGCCGCCGGAAGGCAGCGGGAAAATATGTTTGCAGATGTTCCAGCCATATTAGTGTTTTACCTTTCGCGCTCTTTTTACCGAGCAGTAAACCACCTGTATATGGATGCAGACTCTTTGAGAGCGCTGAACCCAAGTGCGAAAAAGCCAGCAGATGTAAAACACCCGCTGGCCCGCACTAAACTGATCGATGAGTTGCCGTTTTACAACCCGATGTCTCTCCAGAAACCAGCAGGAATGCCGTTGATTGACTGCTCGGACTCCTGTTTTACAGGGGTTGCAGACTGAGTGGAGCGCACCGACGGAGCGGTGGGCGCTGCGGCTGGCTTAGGGGAAGGCTTTTGCGAGGTATTTCCTTCCGATCGAACGTAACCCCGCTGTTTTGCGTAGGTTTCGAGGCGATTTTCGAGGCTTTCCTTGATCTTTCCGGCCTCATACTGAGCCGCCTTGATGATCAGCTGAGGCACCAAAGACTCGTCCTGTACGGTGTAATACCGAGCCCTCTGGGAAGCAGGCATGTTGCGGTAATCCTTCAACGACGAGAACCGACGGCCGTCTTCGGTGACTGGTCGTTCGTCACTGGGCACAGAAGACAGCACGCTGTCGACATGGAGCGCTGCCGAGGCCAGAGCCTTCACCTCCTGAGAGTCCGATGAGTAGGCCGACTGGTTGTTCAGAACCCTCACGGCGAGGTCCAGTGCAGGCGTACTCCACCGCTCCACAGCCATCACAGCCTCGGTGGCGATGGGATCTGCCTTCACAGCCTCAACCGCCTTGGAAGGATCGGTATTGGCGACCTCAACGAGATCGGGCCGCACCGCTTCAAGAAGGCTCATTGAGGCCATCCGATCAACCTGCTGGCGGATTGGTGCCAACTCGGCCTCTCGACGGCTCCTGCGCACTTCCTCGATGTCCTGACCGTACTTCTTGGCGAAGCGATCTTCAGCCTCACGGATTGCGGCTTCCTTGATCAGGCTGCGGTCCGCCTCCTTGATGTGGTCCTCGTCCACCTCGACCGCATTGGTGTCGACGAACTCGGCGTGCTCTTCGTCAGCCCAGTCGAACTCTTGGCCAGGGTTCTTCCGTCGCCAGTTCCGCTCGTACTCGACCTCCTTCTGGGTGGAGTCCAAGAACTCCTTCACCAGATCGCGGCCATTGTAGTCCTTGGCGTGCAGGCGCTGCACCTCACGAAGCCGTTCAACGTCCTCTTTGAGGGCCTCCGGAACATCGAGCTCCTCCTTCTGCGGTTCGGCCTGCTGAAGGGATCGGATGCGCTCCTCACGAGCCTCCTCAAGACGTCGCATGGTCTCAGCGGCAGCTTCAGCCGCAGCCTTGCTGGCCATCTCCGCCACCTTCTCTGCGGTCATGGTCTTGCGCTTGGGCTTGGGAGCCTCTTCCTCTGCGGGTTCAGGCTCCGGCTCTTCCTTGGCCTGCTCTTCGATGTTGGCCTTGAGCTTGGCTGGAGCCTTGCGCTTAGGCTTCTCCTCCCTTGGAGCCTCTTCCTTGGCGGGCTCATCTTTGGGAGCCTCTTCCTTGGCCGCTTCGGAGTTGGACTTGGATTCAGCGAGCAGCTGATCGAGAACGATCATGCTGGCCTCGCGAGCCGTGGCCTCCATCTCGGCGTCGGTGCTCTGATTCTGTGGCTCCGCCTGATCCTGGGATGGCGGGGCCTGATCAACCTGCTGGTCAGTGTTTTTAGTCATTTGTCTGTGATATGCACTTCTGCGCTTCTGAACGTCCATTCCGCAGATGCGATCTCGGACAACACGTTCAGGAAGGTCTGATAGCGGGAGGCGCGTGAGATCGCCTTCTCCGATGCGGCATCGAGTCCAGCCTGAGCGCGCAGGGCGTCAGGATTTCGGGTGATGACGTTTGCGAAATCGCCCTGAAGGACGGCCACCTCAGCCAAGAGGCATTGGCGCACCAGCAGGCATTCCGGCGACAGGAGCCATCTCTGCAGCTGGAGCTGCTGGTCCTGTGGCAATGGGCGGGACTGGACTTCCAACATACGGTTGTTGCTGCGCTGCCTGTATCAGCTGGAACAGCTTCACAACCGCCTGACTCTGCTCGTCCTGACGAGCCGACAACTGGGCAATGGCCTGCGCCGTTTGCTGGGTAGTTGCCTGCATCGGTTCGACGATGTTCTGTCGGAGTCCTTGGGCCAGCTCTGTGAGCTTGCCGTCGACGATCTGGGAAGCCATCTGCGCCAGCTGCTGCTGGACGCCCTGAAGCATGGCTGCCTGCTGTTGCTGAGCCTCCTCGGGAGAAGGAGCCTGCTGCTGCTGCGCCTGAACGCGTAGGCGGAAATCCTTGGGTGCGCCGCTGTAGACGAGGATCTGGTTGAACAGGCCGATGAGCTGTTCGAGGCCAGCCGCCTGAGCGAGCACTGGGTTGGAGAAGATCGACTGGAAGGTCTGGATCATCGTGGCGGCCAGCTTGGCGTCCACAACGCGATCGGCACCTTCTCGATCCGATGAGAATGCGTCGATGTCCAGCATCGCCTTGCTGCCCTTGACGCCAACCTTTGCGTCCGAGGCTTCGACCTCGTCCACCTTGAATCCCATCTTGGTGAGCGCAGCCTTCTTCACCTCATCCATGTCAGCCACCTCGGCGATGATCTCGTCATCGGAGTAGGACATCATGGCATCGTAGAGGAGCTTCTTGCGAGCCCTGACGGCGGAGTCGATGAAGGAGCCTGTTAGCTGGAGCCGGTTACTGGTGTTCGCGGCGATGATTTGTACTTCTTGCGCAGTCTGTTCGTGAGTCGCCGGAACGCCAACCTCCTGTGCGGAGTAGCCCAGAACTCGCTCCATCATCGACAGAAGCTGATTCACAGCCCCAGCCACCTCGAGGGAGTTGCCTTGTGGCAGCTGGACAGGCGTGAACGCATCGCGCTCAGACTGCTGCTGCCAGCTCAGCTCCTTCTTGGAGTAGGGGATGAAAGTGACACCTCGGTACTTCTTCTCTCCGAGGTTATTGATGATCTCGACGTACTTCTGATCCACCACGTCGGCGTTCCAGAACACGATACGCTCGAGGTTCTGCTTCACCGTCAGGATGTAATGGGTGAGCAGGTTGGAGAGATGGTCTTGGAATGGCAGCAGCTCCAGCGACAGGGAGGTCGGACGGGCCGTTCCGAGGTCGGCATCGTACATGTAGGCCACCAGCGGGTTGTAGCCCAGTACGGCAGCATGGCTGACAGTATGGCTGCCTGTATGGACGAAGCGCATCCAGACAGGCTCGTCGTAGTCGAATAGGTTCCACTCGGATGGAACCAGCTTCTGGAAGTAGCTGACAACGGTCACACCCTCATCGAGGTGGTGCATGTTGTAGCGATAGGCCTCATTGGTCCGCTCGGTGTCGCCGACCCCAGTGCCTGAGCCGGAGTGGCTGTTGACCGTCGGGAAGCGCAACATGCATGGGTTGAGCTCTCGGTAGTAGTTGTACTTCGAGAGAACCCAGGAGCCGTACTTGAACTGGATGTTCTCGGTGTTCCAGAAGTCCTTGTTGTTCTTGACGTCTTTGTAGCGGAGGACGTTCCAGAAACCAGCGTACTCGACGCCAGTGTCGGTGTTGGCCGTGCTGAGGCGGTAGTTGAGGTCGTAGAAGGTCCGTGAAGGGTGCGGGATCTCGAACCGGACACCCTCCTTGACCACCTTCTTCTGCTCCTTGCCATCCTTCAAGAACAGCTGCTTCTCGCGGTAGAAGTCCTCGGATGGGAAGTTGATGCAGGTGCCGTACTTGAGCATCTGCAAGATGGACTGCCGCTCGTCTTCGCGGTAGCCCATGTCCTGAACCATGCGCTGGATGCGGCTGGTGATGATCTCGCAGCGAACCCGATTCTCCAGCGTCTGAGAAACCGGCTCGTACTTGTAGAGCGGATAGATGTCCCGATCGTTGAACAGCTTGGCCCAACGCATCTTGGTGTACGCCTGAACCAGCGGAACGAAGATGTTGAAGAAGGTTGGCATGTCCAACTTCATCAACTTCTTGCCGGTCTTGTCACAGACGGCCTGTCCGCTCTTGTCGCAGAGCGGGGACATCATGTTGCTCAGCCGAGAGGTGATCCCCCAGCTGGTCATGGCCTCCATCACCTTCTCACCGCTGACGCCGTTGGCCAGCAGTCCCTCGACGAGGGTGTAGGTAATCTGCCTCTGCGACACGTCGTACGCCTGATCAATGGCGTAGATGGTGCGGGCATCGTTCAGGTTTCTCTGGATGCCCTCGTCAATGCGCGTGGCGTTTAGGTCGACAAGCTCCTTGATCTTGTCGTCCATCACGTCGGCAGTGAACTTCGCCTTGAGCTTCTCAGGCGTAGCACCGCGCTTTGCGAGCAGTTCCAGATCGACCATGGTGTGAACGAGTTACTTGGACTTCCCCTTGGGTCCGCCCATCATAATCAGGATCCCAAGACCCTTGCCATGCTTCTTACGCATGGGGGCCTCTTCCTCCTGATCGTACTCGTCCATCTCTTCACCATCATCCTCGGACTCCATCTCGCTGGGCATGCCGTCCTCTTCGATGGATTCGACCGCCGCAACGATCTGAGAATCGTCCTTTGATGTCACCTTGAGGGTGGCACGAACTTCGATCATGTCACCCACCTCGAGGGAGTCCATGGACTCATCAAGGCCATCACGCTGCAGTTTGATTTCGTTCATTTGGTGCAACTTTGAATGGAGTCATCCCCGCCTTTTACACCATTGTCCACGCAAAGTCGTAGCTCCTGCATGCAAGACTCCAGCGGGCGGTGGTTGCCAAATCTGTTCCCAAAGGGGTTCGAGGTCTTCAACAACTACAGCCGATACTTGATGGTCGACGGTCCACGTAAGGCGGGCAAATCGCTCGCCATTGCCAATCGTGCCGCCAGACACCTGTTCGAGAACAACAACGCCATCGTGGGGATCATCACCAAGACCCTCAAGAATGGTAAGGTTGGCGTATGGAGTGACGTCACCAGAACGGTCCTGCCCGAATGGATCGAGGCTGGCTTTGGGATGAAGTGGGTGAAGGAGCCCACCATGGACGTCGCCACCAAGATGTCCTTTGCTCGGGTCAGGAACGCCTTTGGAGGAACATCGGAGATCCAACTGCACTCGCTTGAGAACGTCGGTGAGGCGGAGCAGAAGTTCAAGGGAACGCGGTTCTCGATGGTCTGGATCTCGGAGGCGGACCAGTTCGAGGAGCGGATCGTGTTCGACTCACTTTCAGACCAGTTGCGCGTGGTTGGAATCCCGTACGAGAACCATCAGCTGATCGTCGACCTAAACCCTCCAGAGCTTGGCGTGAACCATTGGCTGGCTGGCGTGTGGTTCCCGAAGATGGCTGATGGGGAGAACAGGGACGACTCCTACGGACGCATCCAGTTCACGATCGACGACAACATCTTCCTCGACCCACGCGAGAAGAAGGACCTCATCTCCAAGTACAGCTACGACAAGCAGCTGTTTGCCCGTTATGTCAGGGGCGAATGGGTTGCAGATGTATCAGACACATATTTCTCAGATGTCTTCGTGGAATCCACCCATGTGGTCGGCAATGCGACCTCCGCCACCGAGGACGAATGGGATGTGATTGTTCCGAACAGGAACTGCATCGAGCTGTACACAGGATGGGACCTTGGTGACGTCAACCACGCCTGCTGTATTGCCTGCAAGCGCGAGGACGAGAACGGCAACAGCGTCTTCGACATCTTGGACGAGGTAGTCGTCATCGACCGGAAGCTCAGCATCGCCGACTTCACCTATGCCGTCATCGAGCGGATGGAGAAGTGGGAGGAGTTCATCAAGCGCGAGTACGGACACGAGCGGATCATGTGGCGGCACTGGTCCGACAACAGCGCGTGGCGCTACAGGGCGGCGTCCGATGTCTACGACGAGCTGGTGGTCAGACAGGTGAGCCAAGGCAAGATCGTCCTCAACGCGGTCACAAAGGGCTCAGGATCGGTGAAACAGCGCATCAGTCTGATGAAGAAGCTGCTCTTCGGTCGGCGGATCTACTTCTCCGCACAGCTGTCAAACACCATCAAGATGGTCAAGGAGCTGAAGCCAGGACCGAACAAGGCCGAGCCGATTCGCGATGGTGACAAGAACAAGCACATCTTCGATGCGGTCACCTACATGCTCATCTCGGAGACCCCGATGGACATCGAGCGCAGGTTTGCGCCAACGGTGAAGCCGACCGTGGTGTTCACGCAGTGACGATGAAGCTGACATACTGCGACGACAAAGACGTCGAGCTTTGGGTGTTGTCTGGAACGGGGTGGGCGATGCCGATGCGGTTGCGCCACTGCGTGATGGACGGGAAGGCGATGGCCCACGTGATTCCAGCGGTTCCGCTGGGCTACGCGCAGTACGGAGTCGTGGAGCCAAAGCTGAAATTCCACGGCGCGATCCAGCTCAGGAGCGGGTGGGTGCTAGAGCTCGAACAGTTCACCTCAATCTGCACCAAGGCCGCTGGGGTAACTCCGGAGTTCTACTACAAGTGGAATGGCGAGTTCACGGACAAGCCGAGTACTCCAGAGGAGGATACGATCGATTGGGCCAAGAAGAAGAAGCTCGATGTTCAGAACGAGTTCATAGACCTCGTTGCGGAACGATCCGGCCTAGACAGATCAACCCTCACGATGTGCTGGATGGCGATCACCCAGTGCATGGCAGACTGGCTCCTGTCCGGACGGATGATCGACTTTGGGGTCTTCAAGCTTCAGGCATTCCCGTATCGCAAGAACTGGAAGGAGGTCCTGTTGGCGAGGTACCCGCAGCTCAAGAAGCTGTGCTTTGTGAAGGATCGGAAGCGCATCATGTCGCTGGCCTTCACAGCTGCCTCTCGGATGATACGAAGCTCTGAACTCACCGAGTACAGAACACGCATGAACAGGGCGCTCTTTGGGTGGAGCGTTGAGGTGATCCACGATTCCAGCTGGGAAAACGCCGTGATCGATGCAGAACATGAGTGTGCCGCATCGCTTGGTCCATTGGCCTACCTGAAGCGCTGGGCAACCAAGATCAGCCAACTTGAAGAACAGATCTACGAAGTCATCCGTGAGTACGCTGCGAAAGAGAATACATCGTGCTGTCGCCTATACTGGCGTCGCAACCAAGGCGGCGCTCGCTTTGTTCAGGGCGCTCCAACCCTCATCAGCTATCGAGCGTCTCTGGACAGCGATGAGGCTGGCTACCAGAGCGTTGATGATTTCCTCGGAGTCGAAGACACCAGCGCGTATCTGGAGGCAGCGGCTGCGCGTATGCTGGCGATGTCCAATGCGGAGCCCAATGTGGACCTGCGGCTATCTGGGGGAGACGATGGTGGGTCCGGATGGGAAGCCTCAGACAGTGGGATGCTGGTGCTACCTGCCTCTGGCGGCCAAGCTTCCGGAGAAGATGTGCTGGCTGGACGCGATGGGAATCAGGGAGGGTAATTGGCCATGAACGCACCTATTCCTATCGAACAAAACATCCACACTTCTTCGGAAGTGCCTATGACTCGTAACAAGCCAACCATCTCTCTGGCGGCTGCCGAGAAGGCTGCCAAGGAGGCTGGATTCGGCATAATTGACGCGAAGCAGCTCAAGCAAGCTGGTGTCTTCGGCGAATTCGTGGCGCAGGTCGGTGCCATTCAGATCGGCCGATCGCGCCTCGCCATGAACATCGCTCGGGCCGACAGGGCAATGGACTTCTGCGAGAGGGCTGCCGAGTCCTCCACCGATCCAGAGGTGATGATGGGCCTGATGAAGATCAACGCCGACCTCATCGGGAAGAGCAACAACGCCGCAGAGCTTCTCATCAAGAGCGCCCAGACCGCAGCTGAGACTGCCAAGACCGAGGCCATGGTGCTTCCTGGCTTCGCCCCAAGGGCTGCGGTTGGACTCACTCAGGTGAATGTCAACGTCAACGGGCCTGTCAGTGAGGCCGAAATCAAGGAGGTATCAAATGATCAAGGGAGTTAAACGCCTGCCTAGCGGCGGGCTCATGTACCGAGGGGAGAAGTTCCCTGGCTTCAACAAACCCAAGCAGGCCCCTGCTGGCTCCAAGGCCAAGATGCGGGTGCTAGCCAAGAAGGGCGACAAGGTGAAGGTCGTGAACTTTGGACTGCGCGGCTACAGCGACTTCACCAAGCACAAGAACCCCAAACGCAGGGCCAACTACCTTGCTCGGAGCGGTGGAATCCGGAACAAGCAGGGGCAGCTGACCAAGAATGACAAGTTCTCAGCGAACTTTTGGGCCAGAACTAGACTGTGGTAATCACTGTCACTACAGTAGGTTGCGCAGCTGAGTAACTTTCCTCTGTACACTGAGCAATCCACTCCTAATCTGTCGGTCGTTCGGCGTGGATTGTGTGATCAACGCTGGGACGCCATAATGCTCCAGAGGAGTCCGCCTAGGCAACGGCCCTCACTGCTCCGCCAGAGCAGCACACAAGGAGCGCCCCCTTTCAAGGATGGCCCCAGTTCTCCAGCAGGACTGGGGCTTTCCATTTCCCCCAACAAGGCGCACAGCAGAACTGGCTGCCGTTCATGCACAGGGTCTAACGAACTGGGACGGTGCGGCAGAAAGCGGTCAGGCGAGTGTGCTAGGACCGACAGGGTGGTGGCGAGAGACTAGAGCCCTGCAGCACAGGTGAGCGTCCCCTGCTCAGACAGTCTGGTCCTGTTGAACGTCGGAAGGTTGACTCCGACCAACCCCTACGTGGCTCCCTTCATCCGACAAGGAAACGGTCGGTGCCAAGAGAACGAGGTGAATACGCCAGCCATCTCCTAGGAGGTGGCTTGCCCTTCGTTCTCCGCTTACCCTCTAGGAAACGGGTTAGGTACCACAAGGAGATGAGGAACAGTGGGGATATACAAGGGGATCCCAGACGACTCCTAATGGAATGGGGATGGACTCTGGGTTCATGGTTCCCTCATGGCGATCACCGCTAGGAAAACCAAGCCCGAGCTTTGGAGTCGGATTGTTCGTGAGGTCACCGCTTCCTCGAAGGGCGGTCGTGCTGGGCAGTGGAGCGCTCGCAAGGCTCAGCTGGCGGTGGCTCGGTACAAGAAGGCTGGCGGTGGTTACAGCGGTGCCAAGAGCCCATCCAACAGTCTGGCCAAGTGGACCCGTGAGGACTGGGGCACCAAGAGCGGCAAGAACTCGGTGGTTGGCAAGGGTGCTACTGGAGAGCGGTATCTGCCCAGAAAGGCCAGAGAGGCCTTGTCCTCCTCGGAATACGCCGCAACCAGTGCGGTGAAAAGGGAGGGTATTCGACGCGGCACCCAGTTCGTGTCCCAGCCCAAGCGCATCGCTCAGAAGACCTCTCGGTATCGGTGAGGGCCTGCGACTCCTCATCGACATGTTGGAAACCTCGGTCTAAAGGACGCTCATGGCTGCTACGGTTACTCTTTACAACAACGCCCTGAAGGAAATGGCTCAGGGAACCATTCGCTTTGATGGCAACACCGCGATGAAGCTGTTGCTGGTGGCTCCTGGCTCTGGCTACACCTTCAGCAAGGCGCATACGATCAAGACCGACTTCACGGCCACTGGAACCGAGGCCTCTGGGTCTGGCTACACGCCTGGCGGAAACGTGGTCACATTCGTCGCTGGCAGCGTAACCATCGACAGCGCCACCAACGCCATCAACATCGCGATCCCTGCGACAAGCTGGTCCAATTCGACCGTTTCTGCCAAGGCGGCGATCCTTCTGACGAACACTGGCAATGCCGCGACGGACAAGCTGGTGGCCTACGCGAACTTCGACGCCACGGTATCGTCCAGCAACTCCACCTTCACGGTGACGTTCTCGACTCCGATCAAGCTGCAGAACTGATCCAACCGCATGCCGCTGGAACTGGTCAATGTAGGGCTGGCCCCGAATGACGGCACTGGTGATCCGCTGAGAACAGCGTTCATCAAGGTCAACGGGAACTTCAGCGAGATCTACAACGCCATCAATCCCACAAGCAGTGGGAATGTCCTGATCGCTGGCAACCTCGAGGTCGACGGGTTTGTCACGTTCAACCTGCTGAATGCGGGGCAGGTGATCTTCACGGACGCGAACAAGAACCTGCACACCAAGACGCCTGTAGATGCCCGTACGGCGCTTCAGACCACCACCTACACGCACACGCAGGGTGTTGCCGCAAATCCTTGGGTGATCAATCACAACCTCAATGCGTTTCCGACCGTCTGGGTGATCGATCCTCTGGGTCGTGCCGGATGGACCGAGGTTGAGTATGTCGATGCCAATACTGTCCGAGCGCACTTCCCAGGAGCCCAGACCGGAACCGCCTATTTGAACTTCTAAAGAGACCCCACCATGCCAGTCCCATTTCTCAACAGCGTCAACCTCAACAAGAACGAGGTTCAGAACTTCAAGGTCTTCAACATCGGGAATGATCCGACCCCGACGCTGACCGCCAACGATGGAGGATACTTCTGGTTCGATAGCACCACTACGCCAACGCCTGTTCTTCGCCTGAAGTATTGGACCGGCACCGAAGCTCGCACGTTGCTCGACAGTGCCTCGACCACCATCGTCGCTGCGGATCTTTCCGGTGGCGCTGCTGGAAGTCTTCCGTATCAGCAAGGAGCTAATGACACGACCTTCCTCGGCATCGGCACCGCTGGTCAGGTTCTGAAGGTCAATTCGGGAGCCACAGCTCCTGAGTGGACAGCTCAGTCTAACCTTTCTGTTGGCACTGCTACGTTCTTGGCTGGCGGAACTGCTGGCGACATCCCGGTGCAGTCTGCGGCTGGTACCACTGGCTTCCTAAACATCGGTGCCAATGGCCGTATCCTTACTTCCAACGGAAGCACCCCTGTCTGGTCCGCCACGATCCCTTCCAGCTCCGTCTCTGGTCTTGCTGCGTCTGCTACGACCGACACGACCAATGCCAGCAACATCTCCAGCGGCACCTTGAGTCTTGGTCGGCTGAGCCTTTCAGATGGCCAGTTCTATGTTGGTGATGCTTCCAACAACCCTGCTGCGACGGCTAAGACTTCGATTCCTCTGAGCGGATTCGGTGCGGCCACTGCGGATGTGTCGATGGGCACCTACAAGATCACGAATCTCGGGACTCCGATCTCGACTGATCCTGATTCAACGGCTGCCACCAAAGGTTACGTTGATTCGGTAGCTCAGGGTCTGGACGTCAAGGCGAGCTGCGTAGTGGCGTCCACGACTAACATTACGCTGGCGTCTCCGGGATCAATCACCATCGACGGTGTTAGCTCGGCGACATTCACCAGCGGTGTCACTCGAATCCTCGTCAAGGACCAGAGCGCACAGGCTGAGAACGGCATCTACATCTGGAACGGAACCGGATCCGCGATGACTCGTTCGCTGGATGCCAACACTTGGGATGAGCTGGTTGGCGCGTTCACGTTCGTCGAGACCGGCACTGCCAATGCCGACTCTGGATGGGTCTGTAACGTCAATGCTGGCGGCACTCTTGGAACGACTGCGGTCACTTGGACCAAGTTCTCACAAGCCGGATCTTACACCGCAGGCAACGGCATGGTGCTGTCGGGTGGCGTGTTCCACTTCGCGCAGTCGAGTGCCTACACCGCTGGTCAGATTCCGTTTGCTTCGAGCACGTCTGCGATTGGGTTCTCATCGAACCTTAGCTGGGACAACTCAAACAGCCGCCTTGGCATCGGGACGGCGTCGCCTGCATATCCGTTATCAGTTTCTGGACGCATTTCGTACAGCGGAGCAATAGGAGAAGGTGCTGATACGACCCTTTCTTCGAGCGGAACCGTTCTGCTGCACGGAAATTCAGCGACATGGACAGAACAGCGGCACTACATCGCAGGCGTTGAGAGATATAGGCTCTCTTCGTCTGGAGCTACTTGGTATTCGGGTTCCAGCGGAACTCAGCTCACGCTGGACTCCTCCGGCCGCCTTGGCATCGGGACGGCGACTGTCGACGGAAAAGTCCACATCTACGGCGACACATACCCAAACTCGCAGCTTCGGATCCAGCGCAACGGTGCGGTCAATGGA